ATGGAGCCATACCGCGTCTTCATCTCATCGATAATGAACCGCGCGATTGAGGATCTGCTCGGCGAACGCGAGGCTGCTCGTGGCGCAGTCGACCACTTTAGTCCCATCACGACACCGTGGGCATTTGAGGCTGAACCGGCATCCCCACAGCCGCTACTTGATTTCTACCTCAATGGCGTCAAGAGCAGCGACCTCTTCGTGCTCCTGATCGGGGCCCGCATAACGGAGCCCGTGAAGGCCGAGTTCGATACCGCCCTCGATCACGGCAAGCCGATGTTGCTGTTTGCGAAGGTCATGCCATCGCGCGAACTCGAAGCCGACCAGGTGCTCCATTCTGCAAACGTCAAGTACGATTTATTCGTGAATGCGACCGAACTCCGGGAAAAACTCCGGCGCTCGCTCGGGGTGCATCTTCTGACGCTTATTCGAGGGGAGGGAGAGCAGTCCTTCGGTCCCGGCGAGCGTGCGGCGCAGTTGCGAGGGTACGCCCGATATCACACCCCGGTCAGGACCCTTCCAATGATACCGGACTGCCCGTACAACTCATTCCACGTAAAGTCGATCAACTCTGGCGTGATCACCCTGGAGAAAGATTCCAACCGACAAACCTTGACCGTGCCGGTACAACGAATCGAGGATGTGCTGGTCGGGGGTCCCAATGAGACGCCCACGCTACTGTTGAATGGACGACTGCAGTGGATCACGGTACCCGAGGTATGGAGATTCTTTCCCGAAAAGCCATTGCCGGGCGACGCAGCCGGGTTCGGCTTCGCTAAAGTACGCAGTCGAGAGGACCCTGGCGTGCCACCGCAGATAGCGTCGCGCTGTGGTTGGTCCCTCCCAGAGCGTATCCCCGCCCACCTGGCCGAGGGAGGCGCAGTCTTCTACGACGAGGACGGAAAGTACATCACGTCGGCAGGGCAGATCCTGCTCGTGAGGCCCGGCAGGTAGCGTCGGACTCGCATCGGACTGTAACAGTTTTCCTATTGGTGATCCCACCACCGGGGCTGCGGACGCTCGCCTTGCTCGGCGCGCCCTCCGCGCCAGATCAATGGCCGAATTGGCTACATTTGATTGCCGGGCCCCAAGATTGCACATTTTCGAACCACCGGGAGTATCTATTACCGGAGCGCAAAACGCTCCAATACACCAGACAGCGGGCAGGCCGCAAAGCGGAAACCGTTGTGGGTGTCGGTTCAGCCGGCAACCATGACGGAATTCCCAGCCCGCTGATCCCGCACCCACAGCCGTCCTTTTCGGCTCGGCATGCCCGCCGGAGAACAGATGATCGAATCGGACCTCGTCACCAGCGAAGCCATCAGCACCATCGCCGGCCTGCTGGCGGCTGCGTACCGGCGGTACCTCGCCGCCAATAGGCTTCAAACATTATCTGAACCTGTCAACGGAGAGCTTGATAACGGACACGTTTCGAGCCCTCATACAGAGTGACGAACCATGCAGACTGCAATTAGTTTACGTGCACAAATTGATCGATTAAGGCAGATGTGCGTCGGCGAATTGCGCCGATGGCATCTGGAGACGTTCGGGGATGAGGCTAAGTCATGCCATCGCCAGTTCCTGTTCCGGCAGATTGCACGCCGCCTGCAAGCTGCCGTTACCCCGCCGTTGAGCGAGGACGCGCGGCAGTTTGCTTTGGCACTTGCCCGCGATTCCGTCATGGAGCGCCGAATGTCGGAGAATATTCAGCGTCGCCGGGTCGGATTGCCGATCGACCTTACGGTGACTACCAGGCTTCGGACTCACCACGACTCGCGTCTACCACTCCCAGGTAGTCTGCTCGCCCGAGATTACAAAGGCCAAACCATTGTGGTCAAGGTGCTCGATGACGGCTTCGAATATGACGGTCGAGTCTTTACTTCGTTGAGCGCAGTAGCGCAGGAAATCACGGGTGCCAAGTGGAATGGGTTCGCGTTTTTCCAATTGGCTAATGAAACCAAAGCGGTCGGAAGGAAGAGAGGCAATGATCGATAGAACCGAGGGGCAAGATGCGGCGCGGCGAACTGTCGTGCGGTGCGCCATTTACACCAGGAAATCCACAGACGAGGGACTGGAACAGAATTTCAATTCGCTGGATGCCCAGCGCGAAGCGTCGGAAGCTTACATTAAGAGCCAGATGCAGGAGGGGTGGAAGGCCCTCGCGGAGCGCTACGACGATGGCGGATTCACCGGCGCCAACATGGAGCGGCCGGCGCTGCAGCGCTTGCTGGACGACATCCGGGCTGGCCTGGTCAACTGCGTCGTGGTTTACAAGGTGGACCGCCTTACGCGGTCGCTACTGGACTTCGCGAAGATCGTGGAGGTGCTTGACAATCACGGCGTCAGCTTCGTGTCGGTGACGCAGCAGTTCAATACGACCAGTTCCCTGGGACGCCTCACGCTCCACATTCTCCTATCGTTCGCGCAATTCGAGCGCGAGATGATTGCCGAACGGACTCGTGACAAGATGTCGGCTGCGCGGCGCAAGGGGAAATGGGTGGGCGGCATTCCTGTTCTCGGTTACGACGTGAGCCCAAAGGGTGGATCCCTGATCGTCAACGAGGAAGAGGCTGAGCGCGTCCGCGCGATCTTCGACATGTATTTGGAGTACGGCTCATTGATGCCTGTGATCCAGGAACTCGATCGCCGTGGCTGGGGTCTGAAGGCGTGGACGACGCGCCGCGGCACACAGGCCGGCGGCGGACCGTTTTCCAAGACGCGGCTTTACAACCTGCTGACCAATGCCGTATACCTCGGCAAAGTCAACCATCGCGGCCAACTCTACGATGGTGAACAGCCGCAGATCGTCGGCACCGAAACCTGGCAGCGGGTGCAGGAGAAGCTCAAATCGAACGGCAGGATCGGCGGTCACGAGATTCGCAACAAGTATGGCGCAATCCTGAAGGGTATTCTCCGCTGCGGCAGTTGCGACGCCGGAATGATTCACACGTATACGAAAAAGACTGCCCACAAGCTCTACCGCTATTACGTCTGCATCACCGCACACCAGCGCGGTTGGAACAAATGCCCAACGCGGTCCGTCTCGGCTCCAGCTATTGAAGAGGCCGTGGTGGAGCAGATCCGTGGAATCGGCGCGAACCCAGCGATAGTCGAAGCCGTGGCGACGGAACTCGAACAAGAGCAACTGGCCCAGCGTGCCGATCTCGAACAAGAGAGGCATGTCGCGGAGCGGGAACTGCGGCGGATCAATGAGGAAATCGGGGCGGTGATTAGTTCGGCAGCGGCAAAGGGGCCCAGCATGAAGTTGGCAACAGACCGCTTGGCGGACCTGCAGGACCGAGCCTCCGCGCTCGAGGGCAGGATCAGCAAAATTCGAAAGGAACTTATGGCGAAGATCGAAGAGGGCGTGGACCGAGCGCATACCAGCCAACTACTTCGGGATTTCGATCATTTGTGGCAACAGATGACGCCGCGGGAACAGGAGAAGCTGGTGAAATCACTGGTAGACCACGTTACCTATGACGGAACGACGGAGGAGGTGAGGGTGGCGTTCCGGTCGGCGGCTTTGAAACAGATGTGCATGCCAGCGGGCGCAGAGGAGGGGCGATGAAAACAGATTCAGCTCTGAGCAAAATCGTCGAAACGCGTTGCACGTTGAGGCGGCCGAAGCGACAGGGTAACCAACCACGTCTCTCGCCGAGCGGGACTGTACCCCTGGTAGACGCGCTGCAAGTGCGCACCAAGTTGCCCAGGATTACGCACACGGTCGCGCGTGCGATCCTGTTCGAGCAGGCTATCACAAAAGGCGAGGCCGCGGACTTCGCCGATTTGGCACGGCTCACCGGCACAACGCGCGAGCGCGTCAGCCAGGTGATGAAAATGATGTGGCTTGCCCCGGATATTCAGGAAGAGATTCTCCGGCTTCCGCCGGCGCGGCGCGGCACATTCACGGTTACTGTGCCGGAAATTGCTGTGATCGCCGACGCAGTGATGTGGGCGGAACAGCGGGAATTATGGCAGAAGCTAAAAGACGAGAAGCAGTCGACCCAAGAGTGAGATTATCAAATACTAACATACAAATCATCGGGCGAAAACTTTATTTCCCTATAAATCAACAACTTATCATGCGGCTCTATTTCGCCCTACATTCGCCCGTGATACGATGAGCCTGGACCCGCACAATAAATTCATCGCGAGCCTCGTCAAGGCCGGTATCCCACTGGTCGGCGCACCTGGGATTCGTGCGGCTGCCCGGCATCTGCGGCCTTGGGACTCTCATAAAATCGCCAATGAGCCAGCACTATACACAGAGAGTTTTTCTCCGTCAGGCTCCAAATCGCCTGCTGGAAGTTTATTTTGCCGCGAAGGGTCTGCTCGGTGACATCTCATGGAAGGACCTGAAAGAAACGAAAATTGAGTCCATCCACCGAGCAATCCTCGCATTGCCGGAACGCGAACGCCGTGAAATAGGCCGAGACTTCCGCGCAATGTGGACCTTAGCTTCCGCCCGTGGAGCCCCCCTCTTAAACCGCATTGCAAAGCAACGTGGGATAGAATTGACCTCCGTGAACTCTCGCCAGCGCACTCCCTACGAGCGGGCGATATGGACGTTTCTGGAAAAGCCCGCCCTTTTTGAAGAAGCCACGTCTGCCGGGAGGTGGGAACTACTGCCGCGCGGCTTGATGGAGAAGTGGAATGGACTTCCGAAGGTTCCTCCAGACACATCGGATTCCACGCTGGCAGATTTCGCCGGGGTTCTGTCGCAGTATTACCTCGAGGAACAGGATCGGGGCGAGTACTGCCAGGTGGAACACTTCGCGTACGGCCAACTGGATTATTTCTTCGCATATCCGGCGGACTATTGGCGTACCTTGCTCAGCTATGAGGATGACGGGGAATTGGAGCGTAAGGGCCTGAAACCGGCTTTTGAGGCAGTGATAGCGTACGACAGGAACGCCGGCACAGTAGAGGTATGCGCCGAGGGTGGCAGCAAGGTCCGGGCCGAGTTAGCGGCCCGGTTTGCCCACACGGTCCTTCACGTCGACCAGGAACCCGCGCCTCTGCCCGGCGTGCAATACGCGCTGCACATGCTGCTGGATCGCAACTTTGTATTCACCACTCAGCCGGACGATAATCTGGAACTCGTGCGCGCAAAGTTGATCCGTGTGCGTTGGCCGGGCGACGCGACGCGGCACCTGACCTTCGAAGTGGATGGACGGGATATTCACGCAAACGTTCACGATCTGATTGACGATGTGCTGCGATGCGCAACAGTGAGTCGCGAGGAACTGATCGTGGTGGGCGCCTCAATACAGGCGGCATTTTCCCACCGCATCGTCAGCTTCGATCTAACCTCGTCCACCTGCAATCTGGGCGACACTCCCGAAGAACTCACCCTGAAGGAAGGCTTAAAGCGGTGGGGAATCGATGGTACAGAATGATGCCCTGCGCCATTTTTGGTGGCGAGCCGAATACCCCGAGGCGATTTTTGCCGCTGATGAGGTGCGGTTTTGGCCGGCGGGGCAAATTGAGAGGCTTCGCCGGCTCGGGCTTCTGCGCGAAGGAGATCTCTCCTCCAGTGTGATCTGTTTCAATTGCGGGCATCCGCATAGCGCGGTGGTTTTCTACCCTAGCCAAGATCTCTTCGGCCGCACTCGGCCCCACATCATTTGCCCCGATGAGGGTCTCATCGAGGTCGATTTCGATGACATGCGACAGTGGCTGGTGGACAGGCCGGCGCTAGCGCGCGTGCTGGTAAGAGCGTTGGAAGCGGCGGGTTACGTGCAAGAGATCGTTCCCAACCGGGTCTGGGCGCTTGGACGTCGCCATTTGGCCGGACGATTTCGTGAGTTTTTCCTCGCCGTCGGCATGTTCCGTCCTGACGGACCAGCCATGATCGAGCACGCGGGTCGGATTGGGAGTGCCTCCTCGCCGGTGATCCTGGTACCCAGCAAGCTGCCGCGCGGAGAATTGTGGAGGGATAGTGCGCTACCGCTGTTCTGTTTATCCGAGATCGCCATTCTTCAGGAAGACCGCCTCACGCTGGACGTCGCCTACATTGAAGGTGCATTGTATGAAAAGCGTACGGGGCCGCTAAAGACTACCGGTAGCTTTGCTGTCCCTGACGGTGCAGCGTGGGAGAATCTTACAATCGCGGTGGACGAAACGGCTTTAAGGGCTGTTATTGGGGGCGCACGAAAGATGCGCAGTCTGGAGGACTGCGGATTCACTCGCGGACATGGCGAAGGTGACATGGCACTTCAGACCCTCCGGTTGTTTGCCTATCACCACGGATCGTTCTCAACACGGGATGCACCGGTCGCCAATAGTGAAAAGACGCCCTTCAAAAAACAGGTGAGCGTGTTGCGCAGACAATTAAGGACCCTGTTTCCAATTGAGGGTGAGCCGATCGTTCACCACAAAGTTTCCGGCCGATACCAGTGCACATTCCGCATCTCTCTGGAGGGCGATCCATGTTTTCCGACTGGAGAGTCCTGGCTGGATTACCGGTTCGAGGAGTTGGATGCCGGGCGGATTAGAGTAAGCGTGAAGAGCACAGAGATCCTCCCCGCCGTGAGCCGCAGCCGGGACGCCGGTGCGACGCGCGATGTCGCTGTCGGGGAGGCCCGCCGATCGGCGGAGTATTCACTCGACCGTCTTGGCCTTGCAGACAGCGGCGGAGTGCCGACTGCCGAAGGACAGGTTTTGCTTGCTTTTCTACGCGGCGAGGGGCGGCTCCGGCGGAAGCCCGATGATCTGGCGCTTTTGCGACTGAGCCAATACCTCAGAAACCTGAGCGGAGTCGCCAATGACCCCTTTCAATACAGTGATCGGAAGGGTGTTTGGGTCACGCTTTTCGAGTGCGGCACCGCCCGACAGCAGTAGCCGATTATAAGCATCCCCTCCCCCTTCATGCCTTACCACCAGCCGCACCGGGTCACGCAGTTCAGGGTGAAAATTCACCCTGCCGCCTCGAATCGTACGAAAGAATCTTCGAACTTTATTTGCCGTGTTTTCAACGAATCGTTCTGCCGGCCCCCGCCGAATTGGTCCGCAGGGTGAAAATTCACCCTTTCAGCAGCAGAGGAGAACATGACTTCGGCATCTTCTGTTGCTCAATCAAAAGAAGGCCCGCAGGCGGTCGCCTCGGCCCGGAATTCTCCGGTGCCCGAAGCGTTACTGCGGGAAGCCTTCGACGACGTCACGCTCATTGGCGGCGGCGTTGCTGTTATCCACCATCTAGATAACGACCTGATCTGGACGTTGATGAAACGTCTGGATCGTATTCGCGTACGTCTGCTTCGCGACCTTAAGGGGCTGACACCGCTGCTCGACTTGGATCCGACGCCAAGGACACCACGCGTCCATGCCGCCGTTGAAGAGCTCCTGCTAAGCAACCAGTCCCGGGCGGGGGAATGAGGAGCAAGGCGATGACGTACATCACCGATCTTTCTGCTTCCCGCCAACAGCTCCTGCGGCTCTTCCAGAGGATCAACTTCGGGAGGGTAGAAGATCTCGAAATCCGAGATGGCGAACCTGTGTTCAGCCCCGTACCGAGGGTCTTCCTGGAACTCAAACTCGACGGGGAAGACCGGCCCCGACCTGAAGCAGGAACTGGCCGGTTTCTCCTTCGCACCCAGGTGGGCCGGTTCCTGACCCAACTCGCTCAACTCCAGGACGGCACCGTCGAGTGCATCGAGATCCGGCACGGCCTCCCATTCCGCATGGTGGTGGAGGCGATGCCCACGGAGTTGGAACCATGATCGCTGCCACAACCCCTCCCTTGGACTCTTTCATCATCCAACAGGCTGAGGTTTGCGCGAGCCGGATGGTCGGCCACCATGGCTTCACGCCCGATGACTGGGAAGACCTGCGCCAGGAGCTGGTGCTCGAATATCTCAAACGGATTCCGCGCTTCGATGCAAGCCGCGGTGATTTGCGCGGATTCGGGTACAGCGTGGTCCGAAATCATGCTGTAAAGCTGGCGGTCCGCCGATGCAGGGCCGTCAGATATCAGGCAGACAGCCGTGGCCCAGACCGGATTCTCTCCAACCCGGATGCCGAACTCGATACCCGCATCACTGTTCGGACTACAGTATCGCGACTTCCGGCTCACCTTAAACACTTGGCCTGGCAATTGAGCGAAATGAGGATCAGCGAGATCTGCCGACTAACGGGCAAGTCCCGCAGGCGGATTTACCAGTTGGTTCGGCAAATCCGTGACGCCTTCGTTGAATATGGCGTAACGCCTGACATCCTATCCGGTCGAGGTGTGCGATGAGATCCACCGAGCCGATTGCTATTTCCAAATTCCGGCTTGACGGAGGCACCCAGCCGAGAGCCGCGCTGAACCTCCATGCTATCGAGGATTACACCAAAGCAATGACCGCCGGCGCCAAGTTCCCGCCAGTCACTGTTTTTTACGACGGAGAGAACTACTGGCTAGCGGACGGTTTTCATCGGGTCAAGGCTGCCGGTGCCGCGGGTTTGGACGTGATCGAGTGCGAAATCCGCCAAGGGACACGTAAAGACGCCCAGTGGTACAGCTTCAGCGCCAACAAGTCAAACGGTCTCCGCCGGACCACCAGCGACAAGCAACGGGCCGTCAAAGCCGCACTCCTCCATGCCAACGGAATTTCTCTCAGTGACGGACAAATCGCCCGCCATGTCGGCGTGGACCAGAAGACCGTTAGCAATTGGCGGCGTCGGCTCCAGGCATCTCAGGAAATTCCTAAGATGACGGCGCGATCTGTCAAGCGCAAAGGCAAGACCTACGAACAGGACACGGCCAAGATTGGCCGGCTCAAACAGCAGCAACGGCCGCATGCACAGCCACCTTTAGACCCGGCAGCAGAGACGGCGGGGAATGCGAAAACCACGCACACCACCGCCTCTAGCCGGAAAGACCGGTCGCAACGGGTTGACCGGTTAGCCCGATTAACCCTTTCCTTCATTGAAGCCACGAAGCATCTCGCCCACCTGCTTAGCTGGTTGGGCGAAATCGAAGGCGAATTCGATGAGGCCGAGTCGTTGCTATCGAACGCCACCAGTTCTATTCATTCCGTGATCACGGAAATCGAGCGGAAGGCGGTCGCCGCCGATCCGCTGAACGCATCCCGGTTGGGAATTCAGGAGAAGAAATTATGACGCCATTAAGAGTTTTGTCTGGGGCACTGGACGAATTGACCGAAGGTCAGATAGTGCTGCGTGGGGTGATTGACCCCGCTTCGCTGGGCGGCTTGCTTAAGCCGGACTACCAGCGTGAAACACTGCGGAAAGCCACGATCGAGGGATTGACGAAGGCCTTCCGCGACGGCGGCGGGCGCGTGCCCGACGTAGAGCTCGCAGTCCGCGGCGACCGCTACGGATGCCGCGATGCCGATGGGACTTACACCATCACCGGCGACATATTCATCATTGACGGGCTGCAGCGGATCAGTGCGGCCCGGCAGTTCGCATCTGACGGCGGTAAGCCTCTGGTCGGGGCGATGATCCACTTTGGCACCACCGAGCGTTGGGAAAGGGAGCGTTTCGATATTCTGAACATGTGCAGGACCAAGCTTTCCCCCAACGTCCTGCTCCGCAACCGTGTTGCGCAGTGCCCCTCGCTGCGCCGGCTGTACGACCTCTGCTCCGATGAATCCTTCGTCCTCTATCAGCGGGTCTCCTGGTCGCAGTACATGCGCCGCGAGGAGTTGCTGACGGCGTTGTGCTTTCTGAAGACGGTGATGCGCCTGCATTCCAAATTTGGAGCAAGCCGCTATCACGCCGTCTCGTCTCTCTGGCAGGCGCTGCCACCCATGATGGCGAGCGTGGGCGAATCCACGATGACCGAGAATGTCAAAACCTTCTTTCAACTCCTCGATAGCGCCTGGGGCATTAGTGGGATCTTATATAAGGACCGTGCGACCCACCTGAAGCACGGTTTCCTGTTCGCCCTGGCGGATGTGCTCTCTGCATATCCAGTTTTCTGGTCCGGAAAGAGCCTCCGCATCGATCGCGAGGCGCAGAAGAAGATTGGCCATTTCGGCCTGAATGATCCCAACGTCCGGACGATGGCATGCAGCAGTTCGAGCGTTGGCCTTCTCCAGCGCCTGATTGTGGATCACATCAACTCCGGCAAGCGGACGCGCCGCCTGGTTCCGTCTGATCCCGACGAAGGTGGTACCCGTTTCGAAGTTGGGCGAGGACGGGGCGACTAACTATGAACGCCGCCCCTATGATCTCCACCTATTCGATGTGGTCGCTGTTTCGGAACTGCCGAAAGGCAGTGGACTGGCGCTATCTCCAACAGCTCGTGCCTCTTCAGGCGAACCGCAACCTGCAGTTCGGCTCGATTATCCACGAGTGCCTCCAGGCGTGGCACCAGAGGCGCGATTTGGAAGAAGTGCTAGCGATCAGCGACCGCCTCTGTGCCGGTCGGCTTCAAGATGAAAACCAGCGCCGGGATTGGCATCTTGCCACCGCGATGATGCGAGCCTACGCCACGCGGTATGCCACTGATGACTTCGAAATCGTCGCATTGGAGAAAGCTTTCGAAGGGCCCATTGTAAATCCCGCAACCGGAGCTGCCTCACGCAGCTTCGCGCTTGCCGGCAAGGTGGACGGTATCATCCGCATCCGAGGCGAGCACTTCATCCTGGAGCACAAAACGGCGGCGCAGGTCGACGGGGATTACCTGGAGAAACTCTGGACCGACTTCCAGATCACCATTTACGCACATTATGTCGAGCAAACGATGGGAATCCCGATAACCGGGATCCTCTACAACGTGCTGGTGAAAGCCAAGCTCCAACAGGGAAAGGGTGAAACCGAAGAGGAATTCCAGGTTCGCCGCGCGGAGTTGCTGGCGAAATCGAAAACCGGCAAGACCACGGCCAAACGGAAACTGCCGGAGTCCGATGGAGAATTCCAACAGCGCCTGGCTGAAAAGTACGCCGACCCTGAGATGTTCCACCGCGAAATGCTATATCTCTCGCGGGACCGTTTTGAGATCCTGCGCAACGAACTCTGGGAACTCACCCAGGCATTCCTGGATGCGCGCCGCCGCGGCGTTTTCTACCAGAACACCGCTTTCTGCTTCAACTATCAGCGCCCTTGCTCGTATTTCCCACTCTGCCGCTCGAACGGCAATCCAAATCTGATCGAGAACTCTTACCATCGCGTCCCGCCCAACGAAGAATTGCGGGTCGTATCCAACGAGTCCACTGAACCAGTTTTTTGAAAAAGGAGACGAAAAAGAAATGTCTATTCTTCCAACTGCCAAAACGCCGCCGAAACCTGGCTTGGCCGACCTCACTGTGTTGTGGTATGGGCCTACCAAAATTGGCAAGACCAGCACCTGCGGCCATGCCGATGGTGCCCTGTTCCTGGCCACTGAACCGGGATTGAATGCGCTCGATGTTTATCAGACGCCCATCCAGTCCTGGGAAGATTTGTTGGCCGCTTGCGCTGAGATCGCGGAGGGCAAGCACTCCTTCAAGACGGTCATCATTGACACCATCGATAACGCCCATAAGTTTTGCACCGATTACATTCTGAAGAAGTTCAAGATTGAACACGAGTCGGATCTCGGCTACGGAAAGGGTTACGCGATCGTCAACAACGAATTCCAGCGCGTGCTCACGAAGCTGGCGTTCCTGCCCTACGGCCTCTTCCTGATCTCGCACGCCAAGGAAATGGAGGTGGAAACGCGCACGGGGAAGTACACCCGCATCGTGCCGACGCTTCCGGACAAGGCTCGGAAGATTGTGCTGGGCATGGTGGACATGGTCTTGTTTTGCGACCTGGAGGTGACCACGGGGGAGGACGGCGAAGAAATCACGCGGCGCGTCATCCGCACTAAACCCAGCCTGTATTACGAAGCCGGCGACCGCACGGGCCGGATGCCCGAGACCATCGATCTCGATTTCAAAAAGTTCCTGGAGTCCTTCAACGCGGCGGTTGCGCCGGTGAAGACGCAGACGGCCGCCAAACCGGCACCGGCAAAGTGAATCCCCAAAAGGAGAAATGACCATGAGTAAACGTGCAATTGACCTGTCACAGTTTGACGACGAGTTTCAAGGCGAGCAGCCGGAAGAGCGCGGCGATTTTGAGAGTGTGCCCGACGGCAAATATCAAGTCACCGTGGAAAAGGTCGAGTTGACGGAGGCGCAGACTTCCGGAAACCCGATGCTGAAGTGGACGCTGCGCGTGATCGCGCCAAAGTTCATCAACCGCCTGATGTGGCGCAACAGCGTCATCACCCATAACACGTTGAAGTACCTGAAAACCGACCTGCACCTGTGTGGGCTCGACCTCGACAAGATCTCCGATCTGGGGAAAAACCTGAAAAAGCTGTTGAATGTGAAGCTCGAAGTCACCAAGAAAACCAAGGGCGACAACGAGAACATCTTCTTCAATCGCCGCATCGAGACTGACCGGACACCGGGAAAGTTCCGGCAGGAGGCCGGCGACGCCCTTGCCCGGTTCTAGCGCGGGGTCCGTCACCTTCATCATAGACACACGCGAGCAGGAAGAATACTCATTTGATTCCCGGCTGGTGGCCACGAGGCGTCATGCGTTGCCAGCCGGGGATTATTCGATAGCTGGGTTAGAAAACACGGTTGCGGTGGAGCGGAAAAGTCTCGACGATTTCGTTTCCACCGTAATCCACAATCGCGAGCGCTTTCGGAACGAACTACGGAAACTCGCCGGCTACCGGGCTGCGTGCGTTGTGGTGGAAGCGGGCGTACTTGATGTGCTGCTGCACCGCTACCGTGGCGACGCCCATCCGAACGCAGTGCTGGGCAGTGCACTGTCGATCATACTGGATTTCCACGTTCCGGTGTTCTTCTGTTCCAGCCGGCAGGCGACCTGTCAGTTCGTGCAGGCTTACCTGCTGGCCGCTCATGCGAGGTGGAGCATATGACGAAAGCGGCGGCCGCGGAGGTGCGAACTTCCCTCCGCGGCATCGTGGAGATGGTTTTCTACTCGGGTCCGAGGTTTAGTGCCGGTCGTCTCCGTACGCCCGAAGGAGCGTTGGTGAATTTTGCCGGCAAGGTTTTTGCCCAGCCGCATGACTCGGTCCAGCTCGAAGGTTACTGGGCCAATCATCCTAAGTACGGCCGGCAGTTCACCGTGGAGACCCTCGGATATGACCTCGAAATGGATGCCGATGGATTAGCCAATTTCCTGGCCAACCACCCTGATGTGAAAGGCATCGGCCCGGCCAAAGCACAGGTTATTGCCGATCACTTTGGATCGAGCTTCGATGCCGTGATTCGGGGCAATCCCGAGGCGGTCGCGTCGGTCGCAAAGTTGCCGCTCGATTCGATCCTGACGCTACAACAAATCTGGATCGCCAACAGTGACTTCAATGCGGCGATGACATACTTGGCGCGATTCGGTTTGACTCACTACCAGGTCACCACGCTCGTGAAGCGATTTGGAAGCCAGGTCGTGCCGATCCTTGAAAACGATCCCTATGTGCTGATGCGGGAGATCTCGGGGTTCGGATTCAAACGCGTGGATAAAATCGCGCGAAAGATGGGCACGCCCAAGGACATGCCTTCGCGGATTCGGGCTGGCCTTCAGTACTGCGTTCTAGATGCGTTGGACGATGGCGACTGCTGGGTTGAGTACGAAGATCTGCTGGATCGTGCCAACACCCTCCTGGTGATGGACACGCTCGACAGTCGCGAGGTGATCGAAAGTCATCTCGAATCCCTCATTACAGAGGGGCTGTTGATTTGTCAGCCGTTCGAGCGGTTGGTCGTTGCCGATCCGGAGATTCACCGCATGGAACGGGAGTTGGCGGAGATTCTGCGCACGGCTCATATGCGAAATCCTCATGCCGTCTCCGACCTGGATGGGCTGCTGAATGCCGAGGGCGCGGAACTGAATCGGGAACAGCGGGAAGCAGTAAAGAACGCCCTCACCTACTCGACGTCGCTGATGACTGGCGGCGCCGGGAGCGGAAAGACGTATGCTGTCTCGACGATCACCACCATCGCTGACCGTCTAGAGAAACGTGTTGTGCTAGCCGCGCCAACCGGGAAGGCGGCCAAACGGCTGGAGCAGGTGGTGGGGCATGAAGCCGGCACCATTCATCGGTTGCTGGGCTTCAATGGCCACACATACTCCCGTGATGCATTGAACCCAATTGAGGCGGATATTCTGGTGGTCGACGAAGTCTCGATGGTAGATGTGGCGCTCGCCTGGCAACTCTTCCAGGCCGTCGATCGAGCCAAAACCGCCGTGGTCCTGGTCGGTGACCACAACCAACTGCCGCCGGTGGGTCCGGGGAATCTTCTCCGGGATCTGGTGAAATCGCGGGCGATCCCCACTACGGTCCTTACCCAGATTATTCGCCAGGCGGGCGTATTGAAAGAGAATTCCACAGCCATCCTGTCCGGTGAAGTGCGGCCTACCGCGGAGGTGAAAAATGGCGGACGACGGCCATGGTACGTGATCGACAAGTTCACCGACACCGGCGATGTGCAGCGCATGCTACTGCTCCTGTTTGCGGAAGTCCTCCAGGAACGCCTCGGTTACGACCTGGTCCGCGACGTCCAGGTGCTGACCCCGACGCACAAAGGTCCGCTCGGCACTGTCGAGTTAAACATCGAACTTCAGAAATTGCTCCAAAAGAAACTGTTCGGCTTCGACGTGCCTGACGTCGAACCAGGCCATCGGCCGCGTCTCTATCCGGGCGACAAAGTCATCCAGATGAAAAACGATTACGACCTTGGCGTGATGAATGGTGCTATGGGGGTCGTGCTCGAGGTGAATTCCGGCGCCGCATTGACCATTGATTTCGATGGTCGGCCAGTGGAGATTGAATCCGGCTCCGACGCCGCCGGAAATGTGCAGTTGGCCTATGCCACCTCAATTCACAAACAGCAGGGCTCGGAGTTTCCCTGCGCTATCGTCATCGCTCACAAGTCGCATTCCTTCATGCATCATCGCAATCTGCTCTACACTGCGGTGACTCGCGCCAAAGAATCGGTGATCCTGCTAGGCGATCGCTGGGGCATCGATAACTGCGCGACCAAGCGCCAGGTGGATCGGCGAAATACATTTCTCTCATTTTTGCTGGTGTCGGAGCTGCGGCCGTGATCGCGGCACCCGTGGATGTGCATGCCTATTACCGTCAGGTAACCGATATCGATATCGGCGAGATTGCCCGCGAACTGTTGGCGGGCAGAATCACTCAGGAATCACGGCAGACCCTGTTCTGCGATTGCCCGAACCACTGTAGCCAATCCCATCGTTCGCTTCACATCTGGCTCGATAAGCAGGGCTGGTATTGCCACGCTTGCAGCGTCGGCGGCGATGTTCTGCAACTCGTCGAATTCGTTCATTACGGCGTCGTGACGAAGGGAATGAACGGCAGCATGCCCGAATCGCACCGGGCTGCGCGCGACTTCCTCGCCACGCGGGTTGGGTTGCCGCCGTTGTCGAAGCTCGGTTCCGAGCGCCCGGAGGAAACTGAGGAAGCCTACCAGCTCACGCTTCATGTTCGTGAAGCGCTGACCGCCTTGGCGGAAGTCTATCACCAGCGATTGATACAGAATCCAGAAGTCCTCGGCTGGTTCCGGACGAAATATGGGATCAGCGAAGAAACGATCGCGCGCCTGAAGATCGGTTTCGCCGACGGTGGGCCGCCCAGTGCGGCACGCACCTTGATGGCTGGACCGGGCGCGTTCACGAAAGCTGATCTGACTGGCACGTCCGCATTCCGGCCCACATCCCAGGACGGCATCGTGCCGTTTTTCGATGGCCGGATTGTTTTCCCGTACTGGAGCCGCGGCCAAGTCGTGTTCATGATTGGGCGCCACACACCGTGGACACCGGACGTCGATTGGGAGAAGTCGAAGTACAAGAAACTCGCTGTCCGCAACGAGCATGACCACGACTATGTTGCGCCGTGCATCCGGAACGATGTCCTCTACAACGAAGACGTGTTTCTCACGCGCCCCGAGCGGGTCATTATCACTGAGGGCGTTACGGACTGCATTTCCCTGATGGAGCACGGCTTTCCGGTGGTGTCGCCTGTGACGGTGCAGATCCGTGAAGCCGATTGGGAACGGTTGCTGCCGAAACTCGCCGGCGTAAAGACGGTTTTCATCTGCCAGGATAACGAGATCTCCGAAGCCGGCATGCAGGGCGCGTTGAAAACGGCGCGCGTCCTAGCGGACCACGGCATAGCGACACGCGTGGCCGTCTTGCCTCTTGGGGAAAAACAGCAGGCTGCCCGAGAGAAGCTGGGCAGTCTGCGGGCTGGGAGTGAAGAACGCGACGACCTGCTGGCAGCAGCAAAAATTGATGTTAACGAATTTTTCGCGGCCGGCAACACGGCGTCCGATTTCGAAGCCATCCTCGCGGCCGCCCAGACTCCGCTTGAGCTGGCAATTTCGAAGCTCAGCGTCGATGTCCCGGATGCTGATCTCAGCCGCTTGCTCCAACCGATCCTGACCGAGGTCGGGCGACTCGATCCGATTGAGCAGGATCGTCATCTCAGACTCATCCAGGCCCGGTGCGGCAAGGGCCGCGTACCCGTCACCACTCTGCGGAAGCAGTTAAAGGTGGTGGAAATCGCGCGGCCGAAGGCAAAATCCGGAAGTACCCGGCCCAAAGATCCGGAAGCCACAGACTCGAACGGCTCCGACGCACCGCCGTTGCAGAGCATCCAGGTCAACAACCGGCAACTGCGGGACGTCATTGCCGACGCCTGGGCCGCCATTCATACGATTAACGAGGCGAAGGGACCGGATGGCATGGAGCGGCCATTTCTGTTCCAAAACGGCGGCGCACTGGTACGCATAGCCGGGACGGGTGCCCAGACGAGAATCGACGCGCTCGGGGATACGGCGATGTACGGCATTCTCGCCCGCAGTGCCAACTGGCACAACGTGTCCGAGGAAGCCGTGACCGCAGCGCCGCCTTCGCGAGACACCGCCCGCGATATGCTGGTGAACCCGGATCCGGGACTTCCTCCTCTAGATTCCGTCATTCGCACACCTACGTTCGGGAAAGACGCCACCCTGATCACTGCTCCCGGTTACCACCGCTCGGACGCGCTTTGGTTATTCAAGGACGATTCCTTGGATATTCAGGAAGTCTCCGCGTCGCCGTCGGGCGAAGAGATTGGCCGCGCCAGGTCCTTGCTCCTTGATGAATTGCTGGTGGATTTTCCGTTTGTGAAAGATTCGGATCGCGCCCACGCGCTGGCTGCGATCCTTCTTCCTTTTCTGCGGCGCATGATCCCCGGACTCGCTCCAATCCACCTGATTGAGGCTCCTACCCAGGGCTCGGGTAAGGGCCTTTTGGCCTGCTTGATCAGCATTATCGCGACCGGCTTGCCTACTGAAGGCCGGACGGTGCCAGAGAGCGAGGATGAAGTTCGAAAGATGATCACCGCGGAGTTGGTTAGCGGGCAGCCGATCATTCTCCTCGACAACCTCAGCGAGAAACGGACATTGGATTCCGCCGCGCTGGCATCGGTAATGACCGTGCCCTGGTGGACGGACCGGTTGCTGGGCGAATCCGAGATGCTGCACCTTCGCAACAATGCTCTCTGGCTGGCAACAGGGAACAATCCCCGGCTATCGGACGAGTTGAGCCGGCGCTGCATTCGGGTGCGCATTGATCCACGAATCGATATGCCATGGCTCCGCCGCGGATTCAAACATCCGTTGATTACTGATTGGGCGCAGGAGAATCGTGGGTCCCTGGTCCACGCCGTGCTCACACTGATTCAGGCATGGATTGACGCCGGGCAACCCTTACACGACACGCGTCTCGGATCTTTCGAGAAATGGTCCGGAGTTATCGGCGGGGTTCTCGACGTAGCGGGCATTCCCGGATTCCTCGGCAACCTAAACGAGCTCTACGCAAATGCCGACAGCGGGGGGCAAATGTGGCGGGAACTCACAGCGGCATGGTGGGAAGCGTTTGGAGACGAACCGAAGCGTGTCAGCGAACTGAACGAGTTTTGTGAGCAGCGCGATCTGATGCTCGACGTACGTGGCGATGGATCGCTACGGTCGCAGCAGACGCGGCTGGGAAAAGCGCTCGGCATCAAGCGTGACCGAGTCTTCAATGGCCTGACCGTCACGCGCATTAGTGAGAACAACCATAAGACCGGCATCCGTTATGCTCTGAAGCCGGTCGGTGGAGACGTCGATCCATCTGGTGGAGACGTGGTGGAGACGTTGGCCGAACAACGTCTCCACCACTTTGAGCCAATAGAATCAGCAGATTACGGCGACGGTGGAGACGTGGGAGACCTTGGAGACCTTTCCAGAGAGTCTCGCGCGCAAAAAACACACGAACGCCCGCGGTACGCGGATGCGTGTGCGAATTATATAAAGGAGGGCGGCCAAAATGGCGAAAAGGTCTCCCACGTCTCCACCACGCCCGTAACCGATACAAAAGACAACAACTTAACGGTGGAGACGTTGGATTCACAACGTCTCCACCAGGTTCCCACGTCCCCACCAAGTCTCCACCACACGTCTTCACCGTGTCGGCCACCGGGGAAGAGTCGCGTAATTGACCTGGCCAATTTGCCGAATTCAGACCCAGCCAGCGGTAAAGACCCGCCGTGACCCGACGCTTAGCCGCGAATCACGGATAGGTGTTTTTCAAACGTAGACAGGAGAGCAACGATGAATGTGGCATTGGGGGACGATTGTGAAAAGCCGCTTCCGATCGCGCCGGAGGACGAGTCGCCGGGCGGGACATTTGTCTCGTCAACCCTCGCAACGTGGAAGACGGCGAACCCGGAGCGGTTCGTCCGGGATTTTCAGATTAACGACACGATATATCGCCGGCTCGATCCAGAGTATTACGCTTGGCTGCGTTCGCGAATGGTGCTGGCGAAGAAGGCCGCCAAAGCAGGACATCTCGACGGGGCAGCGTTTGAAGATATGCGTATCCGGTTTAATGCCGTGCATGATTGGGCAGTCGAGCATTTCGGCGAAGAACAATTGCTGACCGCAGTCCGGACACTTCGTGCCGGCGAATATAGCCCGCCAGTCGTCGACGATAAATCGAAGTGCTCATTGCCGCCTATGCTGAGATCCGCAGGTAATCACGTCTCACCAGAGGCAACCGCGTTGGTGGATACGATCAGTGAACGTGCGCTGGCGCTTGGTTGGAGTCGCCAGCGGCTCTTTACCACGGGCACTGGCGTTTTCGATCCGCGGCGCGGCCTCGTCTGTTATCTAAAGCCAGGCGACCGGATCGGCGAAGTCACGGCGCAGTCCATTGAGATCATTCGCCCGTCGCCGTCGGAGGTGCGCCATCGATTCTACAACCCAGATGTGGATCAGCCGTGGGAACGGCGAAACCAGAACGCTTCGGATTTTTCTTGAAGAAAGATTTCACATTTTGACGAGATCGGGAGTATCTATTACCGGAAGCAGTTGAGAGGGTCGGTTCGGGCAACGAGCGCCAGGCGCACTCCCCGAATGACCCTCAGCATGAACATCGTACCGGCGGGCCGGGCGCAAAATAGTCCGACATCACTTCCGCAGCCGGAGTGTGTCCAACAGCCTCCATGAGAATTCCTGTCTTTGCAGGCCCCCGGATTATCGATATGTGCGATGCCATCAGCGTACGCCGGTATATCGGCGCAACCAATGCGGAGATCGTCCGCAAACGCAAGACCGGCGAAATCGTCCAGGTGAACTTACTCTCACACGGCGACGACTCGCGAAACAAGTCCGCGCACGATAACGGCTACCCGACCTACCAAGAGCACGTTGAAGCGGAATCGCTGGTGATGTTGAAGCGCGTCGATTGCGCAACGGGCCAACTGGTCCGATGGTCCCATCGTGATCAATTCAATCCGCGCAGATTCAATCCAGACCTGGTCCCGAAATCGGTCGTTGCCGCCTTGGCGTGACAGTTAGGCGGCATCTTAGGAAATTCCTGAGATGGTGAATTCACTGATCACCACCATCGCTTGGGGCATGCCGCCGTTGAGGATTGGCCACGGTTTTTGGGGACCTGACCCCTGAGCGGCGGCCGCGCGTTGTGATGCTGCGCAGTTTCGCTAGTTAGTGGACTTTTTCGAGGTGCGCAGAGCGGGTGCGCAGTGCGCATTGCCTCGCCGATGTCTCGACACTGAAGCGCTGAGTTTTTGGTTACATGGCAATAAAATCCCACTGGCGTGGATTGGCCGCCCCAATTATCGCCCGTGTGCTGGCCGAGAATGCCGGAAAGCCCGAACGCGACGTGCGGAGGGCGTTACGTAAGGCCTACCCGTTCGGCCGCCGGTCTCATCACCCGTACAAGATCTGGCTCGACGAGATCCAGGTTCAAACTGGGCGTCGGCAGGTACGCGACCGTCATTTCGAAGTTCAAAGCCCGTCTCCGGAGCCTGACCCCCGACAGGGGCTTCTTTTCGCATGAATTCATCGAGAATTGCGCCAGCAATGGCGAAAAGTATCGAGGTCTGGCCGATTGACCGGCTAACGCCATACGCGCACAACGCCCGGACACATTCGGACGCGCAAATTGCACAGATCGCCGCGAGCATTGCGGAATTCGGGTTTACGAACCCGGTCCTCGTTGACACCAACGCCGGCATCATTGCAGGGCATGGGCGATTGTTGGCCGCACGCAAGCTTGGATGGAGTGAGGTTCCAGTAATCGTACTGGACCATCTGAGCGAAACACAGAAGCGTGCATACGTTCTCGCGGACAACAAGCTAGCCACGCTGGCGGGATGGGATGAAGAAGTCCTCCGAATCGAACTGGCAGAACTCCAGGAGCAGGATGTTGCGCTTGATCTGCTCGGCTTCTCCGAAAGTGAACTGGCTGACTTGCTCGCGGAAGAGGAAGCGCCGGCTGCTGCCGCTGAAGAGACGGGCGAAGAAGTTCCCGAACCGCCGGTAGATCCGGTAACTCGCTCCGGTGATGTCTGGTTGATCGGAAAACACCGGCTGGTCTGCGGTGACTGCCGTGACTTCGGTGTGATCCAAAAGTTGCTCGGCGATAGCAAGGTCAACCTGGTGGTAACTTCCCCACCCTACGCCACCCAGCGCGAGTACGATCCCGCCAGCGGATTCAAACCCATACGACCGGATGAGTACGTGGCGTGGTTCCGGGATGTCGCCGCTAACATACAAACGATTCTCGCAGAGGATGGCTCCTACTTCCTCAACATCAAAGAGCACGCCGCGGACGGTGAGCGTCATCTGTACGTCAAAGATCTGGTCATCGCGCATAAGCGGCAATGGGGCTGGCGCTTCGTCGATGAATTCTGTTGGCGCAAGACCGATAACGGCGTACCGGGCGGATGGGGTAATCGATTCAAGAACGCATTCGAGCTAATCTTCCACTTCTGCCGCCAGCAGGAGATTAAGTTTCGGCCGCAGGCGGTTGGCCATGTCTCGGACGATTGCTTCGACTACTCGCCGGCCAACCCGAAATCGCGGTCCGGCAGCGGCTTGCTCGGGACCGGCGCGCGCGGTTCCGCCGCGGCGCAGCCCGGTGCCGATGATAGCGACGGTCGTCACAAAGGGATTGCGCGACCGAGTAATGTAATCGAGGTCAAAACGGAAAGCAGCCAGGGCGCGCACTCCGCTCCGTTCCCGCGGGCGCTGGTCGAGTTCTTCATCAAGGCATTCTCCGATTCCAGTGACATCGTCTTTGATCCATTTCTCGGGAGTGGCACGACCATCGCTGCGGCCCATGTGCTTGAGCGTAATGGCTGCGGCTGCGAAATATCACCCGCCTATTGCGATGTCATCCTGCGCAGGCTCATGGAATTGACCGGCGAGGCTCCGGTGCATGCGGAGACTGGCGAAGGCTTCCCGGCCGTCGCGGAGGCACGGGGCGTATTGGCCGATGAGGCGGTGAATCCGAAGCAACAGGACTCGCGGGCGATCAAGCACAAAGGGCCGAACCCTCACTACGGAAAGAGGACACGATGAAAGTCATTCTGGCGTATAAGAACTTTGCGGCCAGCCGCAACATCAGCCACATCGGACTCGGTGTGGCGGCGCTGAACAATATGAAGTCGCTCATGGCGTCGGGCATATCCACCCTGGTGTGGCCCATCACGAGCGCGGCCGATCTGCGGGCAAAGCTGCCGCAGGAGCCGGACACCACGCACGTGAATATTTCAGCGCCGTGGATCCCGAGCGCGGACATGCAGCAACTGCTGACTGATTTTCCGCAGATTACCTTCAGCATGACCTGCCACAGCAATGTGGGATTCCTGCAGGCCGACAGCAACGGCGTGCGGCTGTTCCGCGAGGCCATGGAGATCGAGCGCGCGACTCACAACTATCACGTCTCGGGCAACTGTCAGCGGTTCGTCAATTGGGTGCGGTCCACTTATGCCGTTCCATGCGCCTGGCTGCCGAATATGTATTACCTGGACGGCAGTACTAACGCAAACCGTCCGGCGTGGCAGTCGGGAGCCCTGCGCATCGGCGTCTTTGGAGCGACGCGCCCACTGAAGAACTTCATGAGTGCGGCTGGCGCGGCGCTGGAAATCGGCCAGTCCTTGCGCGGGGATCTGGAAATCTGGATGAATACTGGCCGCACCGAAGGCGGCGGAGACACGATCCTGAACGCCATCACGGAGATGGTCAAGGGCGTGCGTTTCGTGAAGATCGTTCAGGCCGGCTGGCAGACGTGGCCGCAGTTCCGGAACACCGTCGCGCATATGCACCTGCTGATGCAGCCGTCGTACACGGAAAGTTTCAATATGGTCACCGCGGATGGGATCGCGGCCGGAGTTCCGTCTGTAGTGGGTGATGCCATTGACTGGTGTCCTGCCCACTGGCAGGCGAAAACGGACGACGTGCAGGATATCGCGCGAGTGGGTCGGCAGCTATTACGGGATCACACGGCGGCCACGGAAGGGCTCCGCGCCCTCGAAGCGCACAATGCCTCGGCGCTGGCGGCATGGCGCTCGTACCTGAAAGGCTAAGCCGACCGGGAGGCGCAGACGCAAGGCTTCCGAACTTCAGAAACCTTGGCGATCTTTGCAAATCGCAGGCGATGCGGGTATGCGTCACCGCGACGCTTCCTATGACGGGGCATAAATCAAATGACAGAAGAGTGGCGTGATGTGGTCGGCTTCGAAGCGAACTACGAAGTGTCCTCCCATGGTCGTGTGCGCCGAAAAGATACGGCGCACGTTCTGCGGCCTTGGGTCGCTGGCGCAGGCTATCACTACGTGCATCTGCATGCGGTTCCGCACAAAAGGAAAGCTGGTATCCACGTACTCGTAGCCGAGGCGTTCTGTGGACCCAAACCATCGTCCGAACATGAAGTGGCGCATTGGGATGGCGTCGCCACGAACAATTACGCTTGGAATGTTCGATGGGCAACCAGGGGGGAAAACATCGAGGATCAGCGGCGGCATGGCACTTTGCACGCGCCGGTGATGCAAGGGGAATCGCATCCGCGCGCCAAACTGCGCGATCATGACGTGCTGCATATTCGTAGCGCCTATTCGGGGACGCGCGGTGAATTGACTGCGATTGCCCGAACTTACGGCCTTAGCCTCAGCACCATTGCGCGTGCAGTGACCGGGACGATGTGGAGGCACCTGTGACCAAGCTCCTTCTTCACATCGAGCAGTGGCTCGTCAATCGACTTCTACCCTATATCCGTAACTCTCGCACCCATAGCGAGGAGCAAATCGCGCAAGTCGCAGCCAGCATCGCGGAATTTGGCTTCGTCAATCCAATTCTGGTTGGCGAGGACGGAGTTGTTATCGCCGGCCATGCACGCCTCGCGGCGGCCCGAAAGCTCGGCATGACCGAGGTGCCGGTCATTGTCCTGGACCATCTATCCGAAACACAACGTCGCGCCCTCGTTTTGGCCGACAACAGGCTAGCACTGAACGCCGGGTGGGATGAAGAGATGCTCCGGGTCGAACTGGAGTCACTCAGGGAAGACGATTTCGATCTCGATCTGGTGGGCTTCAGCGAAGAAGAACTGGACACCCTACTCGCCGGTCCGGAGGAAACGCGCGAGGGATTGACCGACGAGGATGCCGTGCCGGAGGCGGAGCCCAACGTAATCACTGTGAACGGTGATGTGTGGTTGCTGGGCGAACATCGGCTGCTCTGCGGTGACTCCACGCAGATGGGCGACGTGGAGAAAGTGATGGCTGGCGGTCTGGCAGACATGGTCTTCACCGATCCACCGTTTAATGTTGCGTACGAAGGGAAGACCGCCAAAAAGCTGAAGATCGCCAACGATGCTCTGGGTGGGAAGTTCTACGATTTCCTTCGCGACGCCTGCACAAACATGATCGCCGTTTGCAAAGGCGCGATCTACGTCTGCATGTCCTCGTCGGAGTTACACACGCTCTACAAGGCTTTCACCGACGCCGGTGGCCACTGGTCCACCTTCGTGATCTGGGCCAAGCACCACTTTACGTTGGGCCGGTCGGACTACCAGCGCATGTACGAGCCGATCCTTTACGGCTGGCGCGACGGTGTGGACCACTTTTGGTGCGGCGCGCGCGATCAAGGGGATGTGTGGAATATCAAACGGCCGGCAAGCAACCAGGAACATCCGACGATGAAGCCGGTCGAACTCGTGGAACGTGCGGTTCGGAACAGCAGCAAGACGCGCGACACGATTCTCGATCCATTTGGCGGCAGCGGAACTACGATCATTGCGTGCGAGAAGACCGGGCGCCATGCGCGTGTGATCGAACTGGACCCGAAGTACGTGGATGTGGCAGTTCGCCGTTGGCAAGATCACTGCGGCAGGGAGGCTACCCTCGATGGTGACGGAAGAGGCTTCCGCGAGATTGCGGCCGAGCGCCAGCCAGCTCCAGGAGGAAATTGAACGTTTCAAGCGGGAGATTGCGGAGGTCGAGGGCCTCCTTCGGAGCGGGAATCCCGACGTGGAAGGATTATGTCTGGCACTGGCGGATTGGTCTGCTGAAATACGGTTGCTCATGGAAGAAAAAAACGCCGCCAGTCCGGAGACTGGCGGCGTCGTTCTGGCTAGTGCGGGTTAGCTGACGACTTGGTATACGCGTTCGCCGTTTCGCTTGCTGCTTTCGACTTTGATTCCCATTTTCTTAGTAATGGTTCCGCAGATAAATCCGCGGACGCTGTGTGCCTGCCAATCCGTTGCCGCCATGATGTCCTTGAGCGTTGCGCCATCCGGGCGTTTCAGCAGGTCGAGGACGATGGCCTTCTTGCTTCCCTCGCGCGCCGTGGGCGCGGCAGTCTCGGCGGTGGCCTGTTTGGTTCGCTTCGCGGCTTTCGGCGCAACGTCCGCGGCCTGGGGCGCGGGGGCGGCAGCCAGCCGTTGAATAGCCTTCCAGATACGGGCTACGGCGATCTTTCGGTCCGTGAACTTCTTGACCGGCTTTAGATCGTCAAACGGCGTGACGCCGGCAAAGCCGTTCCAGACTTGGATCAGGCGGTCGCCCGGCCAGTTGGAGGCGAGCTTGGCAAGCTCCTTCTCGCTGGCGAAATGCTCTTGGCCTTCGGGAAGCTGCTCGACGGCAGTGAAGGCGGTGATGTTGTTTTCGTTATCGATGGCAAATGGTTTCATGATTTTGTTCTCTCCTTGGTTCAAAATTTCATGCCGGCGAGTTTCCCGTCGGCGGTAATGCTCAGGTCTTTGTAATAGCCGCTGTGTATCCGGGCCCATCCCCATGGCGTGTGGACTTCATGCCGGGCGGCGATGCGGCTCAGTTTCAGCCGATGCGTTCCGTTGTCGAATTCCTTTTTGAGATGGCCCCAACGGTCGAGCTTCCAACCTTGTTTGGTAGCCCAGGCGATCAGTTGCTCCTTGGTGATCATCGCGACCCCATTGATCACTTCGGTTGGCAGAAAAAGCAAGTGGAATCTGCAAGAAAAATGAACGTGGAGATCCAATAAATGGGTATTTCCATTCGCGCTTACGCACGGTTGCGGGGGTGCTCGGAGAGCGCCGTCCGCAAGGCCATTAGCTCCAAGAGGATCAAACCGGATCCGGATGGGACCATCGACTCGGACCGCGCCAACAAGGAGTGGGAACAGAACACGTTCGTGAACGCGACGCTGCGGTCGTCGACGACGAAGCCGGCCCAACAGCCACGCCCGCAGCCGCGGACGATCACATCCGCGCCCAGTGTCGATGCGCCGTCCTCCGATCCGGTGCAATCGTATCTTCGCGCGCGGGCCGTCAAGGAGACCTTCAATGCGAAGGTGGCGCAAATGGAGTACGAGGAGCGCGCCGGGCGATTGATTCAGGCATCGCGCGCGGCTGAATACGCGTCAACGTTCTCTGCGATCATCAAAGACCATCTGATGGCGATGCCGGATCGGCTGGCGCCGATGTTGGCCGCCATTGACGACGAGCGCGCCGCCCATCGCATCCTTTTCAACGACGTATCCGCGGTGCTCAAGAAGTTGAGTAAGGCGGTTGCAGATGCCGGACTCTAAGATGCAGCCATTCTCGATACATGAAATCGGTGCTGCGGCGATGTTGCCGCCGCGCGAGATCACGGTCTCGCAATGGGCCGACGATAATCGTGTGCTCACCGGGGCTGCGGCCGCAGAGCGGGGCCAGTGGCATACGCGACCGTACCAGCGGGAGCCGATGGACGTGCTCAGTCCAAGCCATCCCTGCCGGCAGGTGGTGCTGTGGTCTGCGGCGCAGTTACTCAAAACGGAATGCTTGTTGAACTTCCTCGGCTTCATCGCGGACGTGGATCCGGGGCCGGTGCTGCTGGTCGAGCCGCGCACGGAGGACGCTAAGGCCCTCTCCAAAGACCGCGTGGCTCCGATGTTCCGGAACACACCGGCACTACGCGGGAAGATCGCGCCGGTCAAATCCCGCGACTCCAACAACACCACGCTGCACAAGGTGTTTGCCAACGGCGCGGGACACATCACGTTCACCGGGGCGATTTCGCCGTCTGGCCTCGCCATGCGACCGATCCGCTACGTACTGCTCGACGAGGTGGATCGCTATCCAGCAAGCGCTGGCTCCGAGGGTGATCCGGTCAGCCTCGCTATTCAGCGTACGGCCGAGTTTGCCCACAACAAAAAGATCGTCATGGCTTCCACGCCAACGATCAAGGGTATCAGCCGGATCGAACTTGCCTGGCGCGAAAGTGACCAGCGGGATTATTTTGTGCCCTGCCCCAGGTGCGGGTATTACCAGGTACTCATCTTCGGCGATGGCACGGGACCGGGACTCGTATGGCCCGAGGGAAAACCTGAAGAAGCCAGGTATCGCTGCGCCGGGTGCCAGGAGCTGCTTCCCCACCATCAGAAAGCCGCGATGGTGGATCGTGGCGAATACCGTGCGCAGAATCCGTCGTCGCGCATTCCCGGCTTCCGTGTATCGCAGCTGATCTCGCCAAAGAAGTCCTGGGGAGAAATCGCGATGGAGTTTCTGGCGGCAAAGAAGTCGCCCGAGACGCTCAAAGCCTTCGTGAACACGGTTCTCGCGACGCTTTGGGAAGACACCCACGAGACGCCGACCGATGCTCATGCGCTCTGGAACCGCTGCGAGCCATTCGAAGCGGAAGTGCCGGAAGGTGTCGCGCTGATCACGGCCGGAGTGGACGTACAAGCAGATCGGCTGGAGATGGAAATCGTGGGCTGGGGGCGTGATGAAGAATCCTGGTCCATCGGTTACCATGTCATCCCTGGCGATGTGATGCGCAACGAAGTCTGGGAGCATCTGGAAGGGTTACTGCTGTCCGAGTATCTGCATGCCTCGGGTCTGCCCATGCGGATTGTGGCGACGTGCATTGACTGCGGGTTCAAGGACGCTACGGTCCTGCGGTTCACGCGCGATCGTTACAATCGCCGGGTCTATGCCACCAAGGGCCGGGCGGGCGAGTCGCCGATCTGGCCGCGGCGGCCCAGCCGGAAGAACCAGACGCCGTTCTTCATGATCGGCGTGGATGCCGCGAAAGCTGCGCTTTACGACCGTCTGAAGATTGCGAAACCAGGGCCGGGATATTGCCATTTTCCGATTGGTCGGGAGTTGGAATACTTCGAGCAGTTGACCGCCGAGAAAAAATTCACCCGCTACCACAATGGTTTCCCCAGGCAGGAATGGCGCAAGCCGGCCAATGCCAGGAACGAGGCTCTCGATGCGCGGAACTATGCCTACGCGGCCCTCAATGCACTCTATGCCAGCGGATTGAAGCTGGCCGTACATTGCGATCGTTTCGCGCGCATGGTGGAGGCGCGGCGCGGGGCGAGCCAGCCCACCGCGGCACCGCAAGTCCCACAACCCGAGGCGCGAGTCCCGACCCCGGTTGATCGCGACCGCCCCCCGTGGATACCACGCCGCAACTGGTTTGGTCGGGATTGAAGCATGGCGCGCACAGTTCAGCAAATACAAGCCGATCTCGACACGCTCAATGCAGCAAAGGCGAATCCTGTCGAGTTGGTTCGATTCCCAGACGGTCGCGAAGTGCGGTATCGCGACATGAAGCAGCTCTTGGACGCGATCGCAGCGACTGAAGAGGAGTTGCGAAAGGCGACTGGCGGCACTGGGCGTCGTGTGCGGTTCGCGCAGCATAAGCGCGGCGACGGTCCGTCAGGGCCGACGCTATACGACTGGTGGTGAGCAGATGATGCACTGCGAGCATTGCGAAAACTTGGTTGCGGAGATGGCAGCGACGCGGGCTGTGGTCGAGCGTTTGGAAAAGACGCTATTGGGAAACGGTCAGCCAGGCCGATGCGCGGAACATGCTGATCGTATCGCCCGCCTGGAGCGATGGCGGTCTTGGATGGCCGGCGCGTTGGCCGTGATGGGTATTCTCTGGGCGGCCGCGGTAACGATTGTCACGGCGGCAGTGGTGGAAAGGATGAAGCAGTGAGGCGATTTCTGTATGCCCTTTGGCGAGGCAATGCTCCGAAGAGCCTGTTCGAACTGGCCAAAGAGCCACGTTCCAAATCCATTCTTCCGACCTCGAAGCTCTACGTGGTCGAGGTCGACTTCGAGGTTAGCCCCGATGCCCTCGATTCGCTGCAAAAGCAGCTTGGCACGATTCGGGAAAAGTACGACCTGGACTTCATGATTTTGGAGCCGGGGTTCAAACTGAAACGGTTCGATGACTTCTGAGTTGGTTCCAACTTCTGCGTTTCCGGTTCTGCGGCGCGACTGGACTGCGCGCTCCCCAAACGCTGGCCGCTACGTCGTCCAGCGCACGGTAAGTGAGCTCGTCGAAGGCTACCGCCGCCGCCACGCAGAGCGGTTCCGGTATGACGGCGCGACTGCGGGCCGGCGCGCCTACGGGTGGTACGCTGCCTCAACCGACGCCAACGTCGAGTTGATGGGATCGCTCATCTGGCTGCGCAACCGCAGCCGCGATCTCGTCCGTAACAATCCGTATGCGTCGCGCGCGATTGAGGAACTGGCCGGCAATGTAGTGGGGACCGGGATTGTACCTGCGGCCAAAACGGGCAACGCTGCTATCGACAAGATCATCGATACCGAGTGGCCGTACTTCGCGGAGGCATGCGACACGCCGCAACGCCTCGACTTCTATGGCATGCAGACGTTGACCGTTCGGACCATGGCGGAGAGCGGCGAAGCCATCGCGCGGTTCCGACCGCGTCCCGCTGATGCTGGGCTGCGAATTCCGCTGCAGCTTCAAATGCTCGAGGCTGACTTCCTGGATCAGGCCCGGACCATGGGGCTGGTCAATGGCCACGTGATGGAAGGCGTGCAGTTCGATGAGATGGGCCGGCGCGTGGCGTACTGGTTGTTCAGCTACCACCCCGGCGGCGTTCTCATTTTGAATCCCCGTGGCGGGATCGTGAGCCAGCCGGTTCCCGCGGAACAAATCATGCACGTTTATCGTGTGCTTCGGCCTGGCCAAGTGCGCGGTGTGCCGTGGCTCGCGCCCGTGATGATGGCGCTCCGCGATCTCGACGATTACTGCGATGCGGAGCGGGTGCGCAAAAAGGTGGAGGCTTGCGTCACCGCATTCGTCGAGCAACCGGAAGGCGTCGACGGCGATCCGCTGGGTTTAGCCGGAACCGATCCCTCGAGCGGCTTGCCGGTGGAAACATTCCAGCCGGGCATGGTGGAGTATTTGAAACCGGGCCAGGCTGTTAAATTCAACAATCCGCCGGCTGCTGGTGGCTACCGCGAGTACAAGATGACGGAGTTGCAGGGCATCATGGCCGGCATCGGGTTGCCGTATGAACTCGGCACCGGCGATATGTCGCAGGTGAATTACTCCTCCTGGCGCGGCGGCATGTTGGGCTTCCGCAATACCGTGGAAGCCTACCGCTGGCTCACCCTGATTCCGCTGTTCTGCATGCCCGTGTGGCGGCGCTTCATTGACGTGCTCATCCTACAGGGCAAGATTCCGGCGTCGGTCGTAAAGGACAACAAGATCAATCTGTGCACGGTGCAGTGGACCGCGCCACGATTCGAGTCCGTAGATCCGGTGAAAGATGCCGAGGGCGTGTTGAAGGACATCCGCATGGGCCGCAAGACCTGGTTCGAAGCCGTGTTAGAGAACGGCTACGATCCCACCACGCAGCTTCAGCAGATCGCGCTGTTCAACAAGCTGGTGGATAAGTTCGAGATCATTCTCGATTCGGACCCGCGCAACACCACGCTTCGCGGTCAGGAGCAGCCTGCCGGCACTGAGGAACGCACACCGAGCAGCAAGGCCTCACCCGGCAAACCAAATGGCCAGGGACTCACTGCGTTGTCGGAAGAAGACCTCGGCATGGTGAAGGAACTGCTCGTCGCGGGCATTTCGCGCACCCCCAGTTGGGAATCACCCTCCCGGCTTTACCGGGCATAAATCCAAACACAACAAGGAGAGAACGTTTTTATGAAAGCACCCCCTCAGGTGTTGGCCGGCTTGCAGGACGCCGCGAATCTTGAAATGTCGCAATCGCTGCAGTATCTGCTCGATCAGCGCAATGTGAAGCGATTCGGGCTGAGCATCGCTGACGGCCTGAAAACCTTGCACGAGCAGTGCGAATCCTATGCGAAAGATCTCGCCAGTGCGCTGCTGTTCTTCGACGGTGCACCGCAGTTTGTGCCGAAGCCCGCGACCACGCACAAGACCGTCGCCGATATCCAAACCGATGCGATTGCTGCAGAGACTGCGATTGTGTCGCGCTACTCGGCGCTCTGCAAAGAGGCGTACGAGGCCGGCGAGATGGATATCTTCCATCTCTATCAGCACCTGATCAAGTGGCACCGCCGTGGCGGCAACGGTAACGAGGGCCATCTCGCGTGGCTACAAAAGCAAAACTGGCAGCTCGTCGAATTCGGGGAAAAGGACTATGAGGCCGTGAAGGCCTAACGGGGGAACGATGCCACTTCTTTCAGAAAGACCTCAAACGGAAGTCTTTTCCGCCGACGCGCAGATCCTGCCCAGCACGGCCAACTCGAAGGACGGCACCATCGACGTCGTCTGGTACAGCGGTGCGTTCGTACCGCGAATGGATCGTTCTACCGGCGAGCCCTACATGCTCAAGCTCGACATGCAAGGCTGCCGTATGGACCGTCTCAACAACGGCGCGCCGGTCTTCGATACTCACTTCACCGGCGACGATTTCAAGTCGCTCATCGCGGGCAAAGCCGGCACACGCGCCCAGGTGGGCGTGGTTCGCCGCGCCTGGCCCAACGGCGACAAGGGTATGGCCACCCTGCAATTCGACCTCGGCAATCCCGACGGCGCCGAAATGTTCCGCAAGGCCAGCAGCGGCATTCTGCAGAACTTGAGTTTCGGCACCTTCGTTTATAAACGCGACAAAGTCGAAGCCCAGACCGAGGGTATGCCGGAAGGTAAGCCGCCATACGTGAACGACAAGGAAATCGGCATGTTCTCGGCCACGGACTGGGAGCCGTTCGAAATCTCCCCTTGCACTGTGCCGGCCGATTTCAATACCTGCTTCTTGGATGCGGAGCCGTCGGGGGAAGTCATGATTTTCGGCACGCCGGATACCGGCGTGACCCATTCAGTACGGGCAACCAGCCCGCGAAAGGAGAAACCGGCAATGCCGGAAACGACTACGCAGCAAACGGGCACAGAAGCCCGTGCAGTTGACGAACAGGCACTGGCCGCCGCGCGGGATGAGGCGGTCCGGGCAGAACGACAGCGCGTCAGCGAGATTCAGGCGCTGAGCGCGATCGAGGGTGTCGAGGGGACGGTCATCAGCGATTTCATCGCCAAGGGCACTCCCGCTGACCAGGCGCGGAAGCAGGTTACCGATCAGCTCGCCGCCAAAGGAACCCGAACCACCGATGGCCAGGAGTTTCCGATCCGCGGCGAACGGGGCGCTACGGTGACCCGCGATGGCATCGAGCAGGCCTTCGCTCGCATGCAGATGGCCCTGTTGCTGCGCGCCGATTCGCGTTTCTTCCTGGCTCGGCGTCGCGATCATAATGGGAACGATCTCGGCGAGTATCTCGATGGTTGCGGCCCCGAGCAGCAGAGACAGGCCGTCGAGGCGGCGCGCGAATACCGCAATTTCAAACTCATCGAACTGGCCAAGGAAGCGCTCACCTTCCGGGGCATCAACCCGCGCGGCATGGATTCGACGCGCGTCGCGGAACTGGCGCTCGAGGGTCCCTCGCGCGGCGCGGAGTATTTTGCCGGTGGTGCAGAATCTACCTCGGACTTCCCTGCGATTCTCGCCAACATCGTCAACAAGACCTTGCGCCAAGGCTACGAAGCTTACCCGCGCACCTTCCAGCCGTTCTGCCGACAGGTGACCGCACAGGACTTCAAACCGATTAATCGCGTGATGTTGGCCGATGCTCCTGTTCTGCAGCCGCTGAACGAAAAGGGCGAATATCACCGCGCAAACCTGACCGACAACAACATCAGCTACAAGCTCGGTACTTACGGAGAGATTGTGGCGCTGACCCGCAAGGTCATCATCAACGATGACCTCCAGGCGTTCACCCGCGTGCCAGCCTTGCTGGGCGTAGCCGCCGCGCAGCTCGAATCGAACACCGTCTGGGGCATCATCATTGCAAATCCGGCGGCCATCTATGCGGGCGACAAGAATTCCACCGCGCTGTTTGCCGCCGCGCACAACAATCTGCTGACCGGTGTGGCGAGCAGCATCGATAACACCGTGCAGAATGCGGTTCCGCTCACTGCTTTGGGTAAGGCCCGTGCGGCGATGAGGCAACAGAAGGGTCCTCAGGGCACTCCGTTGAACCTGATTCCGCGGTTCATGGCTGTGCCGACCGCGCTCGAAACCTACATGCTCCAGTTGGTCTACCCGATCAACATCGCCTCGGCCGACGCGACCAAGGTTGTGCCTGAGTGGGTGCGCAGTCTGGTGCCGGTTGTGGAACCGCGTCTTGACGGGGCTCCCAACGGCGGTAGTGCATGGTATCTGATCGCGGACCCGGCACAGATCGACACCGTGGAGTACTGCTACCTGGAAGGTCAGCAGGGCGTGTACATCGAAACCAAGCAGGGCTTCGAGATCGACGGGATCGAGGTCAAGGCTCGCATGGACTTCGGTGCGGCGGCCATCGACTTCCGCGGCGTTCAGAAAAACGCTGGGCAATAAGCGCACAGGTAAGGGACAACAGACCGGGGCGGTGCAGGCCGCTCCGGACCAAACAGGAGACATTTTTTATGCAGAATTACGTTCAAAGAGGAAATACCCTCACCGTTACCGCGCCGTATGCATTGCTCAGCGGCGGGGGTTGCCAGGTCGGCAACATCTTCGGCGTGACGGTGAACAATCAGAACCTGGGCGACTCGACGGAACTGGTGGTGGAGGGTGTGTTCGATCTCGCGAAGGATGGTAGCACGTTCGTCTCGGGCGCTAAGGTGTACTGGGATAACACTCAACAGTTGGCAACCGCGAACACGTTGACGGCGACCGGAGGGCCGAATAAAGAAATCGGTTTCGCGTGTCTGGACCAGGCCAGTGGCGTGAATGCTCTGGGCGGCCAGAGCACCGATCCTACCGTGCGTGTGCGCTTGAACCCGCTGAGCCTGAGTCCAGTGGGAACCGCGGATCTGGACCCGTCGATGCTGCAGAAGGCAGTCGTTACGTTGACGGCGGCGCAGATCCTGGCGATGAATGGCGCTCCGCAGAGCATTTTGCCCGCGCCCGCGGCAGGCCAGGTGCTCATCATCAATCAGATCATCGTTCAGGTGAAACCTGGGAGCACGCCGTTCAGCGGCGGCGGCGCGGTTACGTTCCTGTTTCATGGCACCGCAGTTACCCCGCACGCCGGGAATGTGCCGGCGGCGACCGTGAACAGCGCCACAGCGACTGAGAATGTGTTGGCACCTCCATCGGCGACCTACCAACCGCCGGCGGCGACGGGGCTCGACATCACCAATGGCACCGCAGCCTTCGCCAACGGCAACGGCACGATGGTCGTGACGGTTTTCTACTCGCTCATCACACTCAGCTAAACGTTCGCCATGGGACAGTTTTTTGAGAGTGGCTTCGAGCCGCCCTACAAGCATCAGGCATCAGTCGGCATGGTCCGCTAAACCGATGTGAGTTCTCATAAGTGAACCGGGGATTCGCGTGGATTCCACCTCGGTAGTTTGGAGGCTGATCCCCTGTGCAATAGCTGACGCAGCGGTCGCGGTTGGGTTCGCCCTCCTAATTCATCGTCGCTTCGTGTCTAGGGCCCTCTTGCAGGTCACTATGCCCCGGCGTGATTGTCGTCAGGTGGCACCGGCGAGATAGCGAATTGTGGACTTTTACTGCAGAGCGCGATCGCTCGGCCCCGCCGCCTCTGGACCCTCATGTGCGCGGCAGACGGAGGTTTGGTCGATAAAGAATGTCTTGCTTCCGGTGGCTCCATAACGAACCGGAACCGCTCTGCTCGAGTAGTTTGGGCCAAATCCCGAAACGCTGAATCTGTAACCACTCTGGACGAAACGCGCCGACGAAAACGGTTTCGGGACTTCTAATTCCTCGAGCGAGGCCGCAGATCGGCCGGATTGTTTCACGTGCAGAGCTTGGGTTGCACTGATCCATTCCAGAGTTTTTACGGCGGCCATTTCGTTGTCCAGCATGCGATAGCGCGCAATCGCGTGACTCGCGAGCATCAGAACTATCGTCGTTAACACGACCGAAATCCCTATTTTTAGTTTCACAAATTGATGACGTCGCGAGGTCCTCGATCGTTGAGGATATCCAGGGCTCCGAGGCAACGATGTTTGAATTCTTTGTCGGAACAGACGGGCTTGGGGGCATAGGCTTGGCTTTCGTCGGGGTGCGCGCACCATGGCATGGATTCATCTCCATAATCGACTTTGCAACGGCCAATCCGAGCCCAGCCAACTGGTACCGCGAAGAGCGAGATCCCGAGATCAAGCGATACCGGAAACTTCCGGCGTTCCACCTTGACGGTTTGGCGTCTCGTAGACTGGCCCGAAACAGGTTGGAACACTGACTGCGCCTAAGAAAAGACATGTCCGATTGGCCGACGATCGACGCGGCGGTGAACGCCATTATGCAGCAGGCATTCGGCGAGCCAGTGGTGTATCAGTCGCTGCAGGCGGGAGTGGCCATGGGTGATCCCGTTACGATCACCGCGATTCGCCATGCCCGGGTGCAAGCCGAGTCCGGTAGCGTGGCAAACGCCGAAGAGATTTCGGTCAATCCAGCTGATCTTCCCAATTTTCCGCAACGCGGCGATTGGGTCACCGCCTGGGGATTGCAGTTCGTGGTTGGCTCTGTGCGCCAGCCGGACCCCTACGGACTCGTGCAGCTTTCTCTAACACGGCTGGTGCAATGATCAATCCGAAGACCATTCTCGCCGAGTGGGTGACCGCCCTCCAAGCCTTGCCCAATCTGGTCGAAGCGCTGGGTGGAGACGGCACGCGCATTCAGTTCTATACCGAAAACACCACCGTCTTCGGCCAGCCCACACAGAACAATATTCGCCTGGCGATCCTGTCTATGCCGCCTGGCTCGATCATGATTGCGTGGCAGGGCAGTGGGCCGGGCCGGCTCGGCAACATGCTCGTGTTCGTGCATGATTTCTCGCTCTATCTGCGCACGCCGGAGGGAGCAGGCGTCGGTTATGAGGATCTCTTCAACTGGATCGTAAACGACATTCCCACCGGCAGCACGCTGCGGATGCTGCATACGCAGGTCGATCCGAGTTGTGAGCCGATGGATTTCTATCTGCCGTCGGCCAGACGCAACACTATCGTGGTCAGCGCGGACGGGGCTACGTTTGAGTACTTCGAAGTTCCCGTGCGGCTGATCGAATCTTACAACCCTTAAAAGCGGAGAGAAATGAAGTGACGATGATCTTTCTTGAAAGCCCGAATGGCGATGAGGTTAAAGAGGTCGAGGCGACGCCCAAAGTTTTGACGCCTCTCTTAGTTATGGGCTGGAGGCAAGTGCCCGCGCCCCCCAAGCATGAAACCGTGATCTTGGCCAATGCCAAGGAGGAAAAGTAACCCGCCATGGCGAGTGTGAACGAGCTCATGAATGGCTGGGGCTTCGGACAGCAGGGAACCATAGCATCCCCTAGTATCGTGACGCCGAACACGGCGGCAACTATCTGGCGTCACACCAATCTGAACACGAAGCCCTGGGCCAAGGTCCCGGTAAACGAGGACGACCGGGCAGAGATCGGCAAAGGACACGAGTTTCCGACCCAGCTGTTCAAGTCCCACTACAACATGCCGACCTTCGAGGTTTCGAAGTATGCTTCGTCGGAGTTCCTGGCCTGGGTGATGTCCTTCTCGCTGGGGAACGTGACGGTCGCGGGCGCCGCCGCACCGTACACCTATACCGTCGTGCCGGCGCTCGGCGCCACCAATCCCACGGGCCTCGAGTTGCCCTATTTCTCGTTCGTCCAGCAGATCCGTCCCGGCGGCTCGGCGATCCTGGATGAAATCCTGGTGGGCTGCGCGGTGAAGGGCTGGAAGCTCTCGATTAAGAATTCGCCTGGCCGCGCGAGCGCCATGTGCTCGGCCGAGTGCGTGACCACTGGCATGTATACGTCGCCCAGCGGGATCACGCTCCCCGCCGTCATGATGCCGCACGAGTTCAACGCCGGTATGATCAGTGCGTTAACCATCAACGGCATCAATTACCTGACGGGCGGGAGCGGCAAGCAGTTCGTTTCGCTCGACGCCTCCTGGGAGAACAACTTTCGGCCGGGTTTCTTCCCCGGCTCGGGGACGCAGGACGGCTTCCAGATTCAGGGACGTTTCGAGTGGGGCGACCGCGCTTTCGCTGTCCAGTTCGTGGTCCGCGTGCAGGCCGGATCGACCGAATACGCGAACCTGATCAACCAGACCACCGGAAGCGCCACCATCACGTTCACGCGCGACACCAACAACATCTTCACGATGGATATCCAGAAGATGGGATTCAACGTGGTGGAGTTGTCGAACACCGATGGCATCGTGACGCTTCAGGTAACGGGCGTCCAACTCTACGATGCGGTGAACGGTCTGGTCACCATGTCGATCACAACGCCCCAAGGGGGCATTTGCCAGTAACGATTCTTGGACGCGGGGTAGCTCAGCGGCAAGAGCGTCGGACTCGTAATTCGGAGGCGCGAGGGTTCGAGTCCCTCCCCCACTACTGTTCAATCCCAATCCGTACGAGGTTATATGGAAGAAACAAAAACGCCGGTTTTTGATGCATCGAAGCCTTTCGTGGTGTCAATCTTGTCGGGAGGTGAGAAGCAGTGTGAAGTACATTTCCCGACCGACGACCAATGGTGTGGCTGGGCGCGTAGCCAGCGCACGGTGAGACGATTTCTCGGCCGCGGGAAGTCGCAGAGCGAGGAGTTGGACCTGCCCAAGATCAATGCGGAGTTGTTCGCCAAGATCCGCGTCGATAAGGACGGTCCGGCATTCGACGATGCCGAAGCGGGGATCGTCATCGGCAGGATCGAGAGATGCACGGTGACGAGCATCGACCGCGAGGGTAATAACTACAGGGTCGAGATGAAGGTTCCGGGTGCGCGCGCGACGCACGTGCTGCGGATGCCGACGGCCAAGGAGATGCAGGAGCACGAGCGGGCCTCGACCAGCGTGGTGGCCGCGCGGCGGTCCATCGAGACGCGTGCGTTCCTGGAGCCAAGCGGCGAGCTTTACGATAAGCTGCACGTCTCGCACGGCGGTTATGCTGGCCCCGAGTTGAGCAAAGTCCCGATCGTGCATAAGTCCGCGGCGGTGTCCGAAGTGCTGGCGCAACTGGCGATCGAGGCCGACGACGACCCGGAATAGCGGCGCCCGATTCCATGGATGGCCCGGGCGTGCGGTTTCTGATTCGGTCGGCGTTGCGCCAGGCGACGCTTTGCGGGAAAGAGGAGGATTGTCCGGACCGGGTCTTCCGTTGCCGGCAATGCGGATACTCGCAGAGCGAACCGATGGACGAATGCCCGGCATGCGGCGCAGGGTGGAAGCAACTCGATGTCAGCCACGGTCCGGATTGCCCGAAACGGGTGGTGGAAGATGCCATGGATTCGGCCAACGGCGCGCTGGTGCGGCGATGCTTTCGGTTACTGAACGCCAAGGCTATGGGGTTGAGCATCACGCTCGCGGATATCAGCGAAGAGGAATTCCGCACGATGGAGTTGATCGAAGCTTTGCGGCAAGAGGAGATCAGAGCGGCGGACGGAAATGCGCCGCGTTCTCGATAGCTGAGAAATGATTGCAGTTTGGCGCCTTTTAAGTCGCCTCTCTTGTCACGCCGATGGCGGGGCATTCAAGGTCAATTGCACGGTACTTACAGAGCCTCGCATAATACAGTGACAGTCTTCCTTAACATGCCGGGCCATTCTCTTTGATTATTTTGTCACTGTATTATGCGAAATGCTGTAGGCGAAGTTGGTGGTGTACGGAGGAATCGCGACATGTAACTCGCTTCGGAATTGCAAGGCAAAGGTTGGAATAAAAAATGGGGCGGCACTCAGACTATTGTGCCACCCCTCAATGTGGACAGGTTTTAGAACGAAAGCCAGTCGCGCCTACGTTCACACTGAACCAAGCTGAAGTATAACATCCTATGAATTTGAGGTGGAACTGCGTGCGGCAGCCCATCTGCGTCGTTGCGCGGCCGCCATACGCGCCCTTGATGCAGCACTGAATGTCCGCCTAGTTGAGCGATTATTGCTTTGGCCATTTTTATTCGGTTCTAGTTTAATGGTCGGAGTCATCCACTTTGGCGGCCGCCCTCGGCGCTTACCCGCGCGGCGCGCAAGGCGTTCAATTGCCAGGATCGCCTCTTCGATGGCATCTCGCTCGGTGCGAAGTTCCGACAACACATGATTAATCTCCATACAATTGTAGTTTTGCATAAGGGCAGAGGCCCGCCCGGATTAAGGAATCCCCCGGACTTTCCACTTGTACCGTTCAATAAAAACCGGATCCGAGAGAATCGGCGGTTTTTTGGTTCGTGAACATTCGTGAAGAGCTTTTGAGCAACTACCTTCTCCCGGCTCGTCCTCGATGTGTGGATTGCCGAGAAATGGGATAATCTGGCTGTTCCCTTTGGGTAGTTCGGATATAATTCATGCCTGCCGGGTCGCCTGCATTCAGCAGAGAGTGAATCGGATCGGTGCTTCTCAACCAATAAGAAGGGCCATCGAATACCGATAGTTCTTTTCCGCCCCAGGTAATCATGTCTGATCACACTTGTCGCGAAGCTCATCCTTTGTTTCGATGCCAAGTGCCTCGGTGCGGGAATAGGCTTCGACTTCGGATGCCAACGAATCCAATGTGTCCGCAGCCAGACTCGGCGAGATCATTCCCGCGCGCAGGGCACTGGCCAGGTTGTGCATACAAAGGCCGGTGAGTAATAAGGAACGTTGCACGTCACCATTGATCCCTCACTTTGGCCCGAACCTCAAGTGAGAAATGACCAAAACCGATGCCCCGATTCCAGACGGTTATTCGACGCGCGCGCTTCGTCTACTCGCCCTACGCCGCGACCGAAATGCAGGGCTTCGCGCAGGTGCTGGCGGATTCGATCCGGACACGCATTCAGAGCGGGCAGAATATCTATGATCAGGCGGCTGCGCCGTTGAAGCCCGGTCTGCCGGGACGTCGCGGCTATCCCGATTACAAGGCAGCGCGCGGTCTCCAACCCATCCGCGATTGGATCTGGAGTGGCCACACCTTGCGCTGCCTCAAGGTCCTCACCGCCAACGAGAACCGCGCGACTATCGGATTCCTGGATGAAGCCTTGCCCGGTAGGAAACAGACCGCGTCTCAAATTGCGTTCTATAACAACCAGCGCGATCGGCAGTGGGGCGTGTCGCCGCGCGATCGCCAGGCTCTCCTGGCAGCCATGCTTCGTCCCATAGTCCTGGTTAAGGCTGCGTAAATGGCAGATCAATCCGAAAAAGTCGTCCTCGAGGCCGAAGACGAAGTTACTCCGGTCGTCGGCAAGGCCAACGCTTCGCTCGACAGCTTCGAGAAAAAAGCTGAGTCCTCGCATGGAACGGTCATCCGGATCTCGGATCAGACCCGCTCCAGCGTTCAGCGCCTCATCGCTTCGCTCGAAAAGCAGGCCGATGTGTATGGCAAGAGCGGCGTGGACAAGCTCATCGCCCAGCGCGATCAGCTCCTTCAGCGGTATGCCAAGGAACCCGCCGCCATCGACGCCATCACGCGCTCCTACGAGCGGATGATCGCCACGCAAAAGAGGATCGACTCGGAAGCGAAGTTCGAAGGCTTCGGCGAAAAGGTCAAGCAGTTCATCGAGAGCCCCCTGCAGGGAGCCAAGGGCATACTCAGCAGCGTGCTTTCCTCCATGGGCCCCTTCGGCGTTGCGATCGCCGGCGGCGCGGCAGTTTTGGGAAGCTTGGCGTTGGCGGGATTCGAAGCGGCCAAGAGTCTGGGCGAATATGGAATGCGCATCAAAGACGCCGAACTCCGCACCGGACTCACGGCCAAAGAGGTGGTCCAATTCGGGTTCGCGGCCAGGGCCGCCGGTCAGGACATCGGCATCTTCGAACGCATGATGCGTGGCCTGTCCCAGGCAGCCGACGATACCTCCAAGGAAGGCGAGAAGGCGCGCTCCACCTTGCAACGGATGGGCGTCACCATGGTTGACGCGCACACGGGAGCATTAAAGCCAACGGCGGAAGTGCTGCAGGAGATCGCCGAAGGTCTCAATCGGCTGCCGGTCGGTTTCGAGCGCGACTCCGCGGCGATGGCCCTTTTCAAGCGCGCCGGCGTCGAGGCAATTCCCGTCATCTCGGAACTCTCCGAAAATCTCGCCATCGCACGACAGAACGGTTACGGCGCGAGCGAAGAAGATGTCAAGCGCATGATGCAGTACCAGCGCGAGGTAACGGAAGCGGAAATGGCGTGGGAACGCTTTGCCCGCAGCATCAAGGAACCGCTGGCCGCCACAGTTATATTCACGGCCAAATGGGTCGGCGCCGCCTGGAACCTGGCCAGTCTTCCGTTCAAAGTGATGCAACAGGGAATGTTCGGTGGGAAGCGGATGGCTACCGACGAGGAGATGGAAGAGACCGAAGGCTGGGGATATGGCGCGTCCATGTCCATCCAGTATCACCGTGAGGAACAGGCTGCCATTAATCGGAATGACCAGATGGTCGCCGCGGCGAAAGCGTCCGGAGAAGATCGGCTGAGCACGGCGGAGAAGAAACTGGCGGACCTCCAGGGCGAATTGAAGACCGGCGTGCTACCCGAAGTCAACGAACCAGTTCTGAAGCAGATCGAAGCGCAGCGCCAGCTGATCGCCGGCATCAAAGCGCAAACGGAAGCCTCCAAGGAGTTGAAGGAATGGGAGCGCCAGGCGGCCGAGTTCGAAAAGAAAAGCGATGAAGCCGAACTCGACGCCATCGGCAAGATCTACTATCAGCGCGATCAGCTTTTGCACCAGGGCGCGAAGGTGAAGGCGTCGGAAAAGGAGCTCGCCGAGATTCGCAAGTCCGCCGACGAACAGGCCAATAAGATCTACAACAAGTCGCGCGAGGAATTTGAGAAATACGATGCCACGCGCGAAAGGGGTCCCAACCTGAAGCCCTATTGGGAGGACCAGCTCAAGGAATGGAAAGCGGAATTCGAGGCGCGGAATCGCGTGGAGGATATCGGGGTCGAGGCGCAGAAGGCCGAATTGCAGCGTCGTGCGGGACGTGCCGCGCGCATGGCCGAATTGACGGGAGGTTCCGATGAAGAGATCGCGCAGCAGACTTATCAGACGCGCATCGATCTCGCGCTGCAGCTTGCCGGCATCGAATCCGCGCGCGTCGCGAAAGAAGATGACGCCAATAAGAAATCCGTCATGGCGGCCCAGGCACAGAAGGACCTCTATTCCGCTCTCATGGAAGCCCAGGATCAGTTTGACGAAAAGCAGCTCCAGATCCAACAAAAACGGGAACAAGAGCAGCAACAAGAGTTGCAATCGCAGTTTGACGGTTTACAGAAGCAAGCCGAGCACCTGTTCGACGTGCTCTTCACCAAGCCCAAGAACTTTGGCAAGGACCTGGTCAGCACGATCCATGCCGCAGTGATTAAGCCGGTGGTGGAAATGGCGAGCAGCGGGGCGGCGAGTCTGCTGCATCCTCTTATATACGGGAGCGATGGAAAAGGCGGGCTCAACGCTATGTTCCATCCGAACCAGGATCCGGTCACGCTGTCCACGAATGAGAATACGCAAGCGACCCGGCAGAACAGCTTGGCGATCGCGGCGATGACCGCCGTGCTGGCTCATGCCTCGGGGATTTCAGCTCCGATGGTTGGCAGTGTCCCTGGGCTTCCCGGCCTCTCGGTTCCCTCGATCTCAGCACCCTCTATCTCGGCAATGGCCGCGCCCCGCTTGAGCGCGGGCTCAATGGCCAGCAACAATTGGGGATACTCGCCCGTTGCCAATGTCCTGGCCTTGCCGGGAGTTGAGCCTGGGGTTCTATCCGCTTGGCCGCAGGGCTGGTCGTCTGCCGGCACGGACGCGAATGGACTGCCCATCTCGTCGAGCAATATCTTGCCGCCGCCTATGTTGGCGGGGTGGGGAAGGCCCAGCCGAGGCGCGCCGCGTGCCGGTTTCAATTTGGGCAGCTTCAATGTCGGCGCGCTGCAGGGCGCCTTCAGCAAGAACAATTGGTTCAACAACGATATCTACACCAGCGCGGGCAACGCCACGACAGCGGCTGGCATCGGTGGATTCGGCGGCGACCTCGCGGCCGTGCTCACGAGCAAGGGAGCGGGCCAGATTGAAACATCAGTCGGCATGCCCCTCGCGATGGCCGGCCTGACTGGTAATAGACGTGGAACGTGGGGCGGCATCGGGGAAGCGACCGCTGGCGCCGCACTCACGGGCGCCGGCATCGGCACCATGATCATGCCGGGCATTGGCACCGCCATCGGCGCGGGGATTGGCGCAGCCGCGGGATTCGCGGCCAGCGGCATCGAGAAGCTGGTGGGCATTGAATCCGATGCGCAGAAGGCCCACGACGATATCAAGTCGATTTACGGCGTCGATATCCCGACCAACAGCGGGACGATCAAGCAGATCGTCCAGATCGCGCAGTCTCAGTTCGGCGACAACGTCGCGGTCGCGGTGCGGTCTCCCAGTGTGCGCCAGATGGTGATGCTGTATTCGGAGGCCACCGGTCAAAGGATGCCATTGTCGGCCACGACGCCCTACTCCGGCAGTCTGGTCGAGCAGGGCGGCAAGCTGTATCAGCAGGCCGCGTACCAGGATGGCCAGGCACATACGTACGCGTCGTCGCTACCCACGCTGGGCGGAATTGGCGGCACGTCGTATCCGACGCCCGGAACGCCGAACACGGCTGCTGGCACGGGAGTCACGGTGGCGCTGAACATCAACGGGACGCCGATCACGCCGGAGTTCGTGGCGGATCAATCCATGGCGGCGCAGGATTCGAGCTACGGCCGCACGCAGCAGGCGGCCAATTTGCAGGTCCCCGGCTTGATGATCGGCTGAAGCCCCATCGCCTAAGACATCCTCTCATGCAAATCGAAACTGAAGTCTACAGGAATATCCCTTGTTATGAAGGACTGTATCAAGTATCGGATCGTGGCAATGTCAGGAGTCTGCGTAAAAACAGACTTCTGAAACCCCAAAACCTGAAAGGATACCGATTCGTGCAACTGTTTTCTGGCGATGGTAGTTATCAGCAGTGGCTGGTGCATCGCCTCGTCCTCCTCGCGTTTGAGGGTCCGTCGGATCTTTGCGTCAACCACAAGGATGGTTGCCGAACGAACAACGCGCTTTCCAACTTGGAGTATGTCACCTATAGCGAAAACAACTACCACGCCTATAGGATCGGCCACGCCGTGCCTCACAACAAGCCGAGGTACGGAGAGGACTGTAATCTAGCCAAACTCTCAAACACCGAGGTGCTGGAAATTCGTAGCTTAGCGGGGAAGGCATTTCAGCGCGAGATAGCCCAGCGGTTCGGGGTTACAACCAATCACGTTTGGCGAATCTTGAACGGCCAGTCCAGAATGGTTGCTTAACCATGCCCGGTAACCTGATCCAAGCTGAGCCCAACGGGGTGATGCCGCTATCCCTCTGCACAGCTTTTACGGAGCTGCGCGAGTTCGTGCAGCTTCAGAATCAATATCACGATGGCACAATCCAGCGGTTGCAACTCGCGCAGACCTCTCGCCGCACCTTCCGACTGGCGAAGCGGCTGAACGCGTCCGCGCTGGCGGCGCTGTACAACTTCTGGGTTTCGCAGGACGCTGGCCTGACCCCGTTCGCCTTCTACAACCCATTCGACGTGCCCGCCGGCCAGCAGATTGGCAGCAATTACGATCCCACCGGCAACAACACGCAAGGTCGCATCACGGTCGTGTTCCGCGGCAACTGGGCGCAGGATACCGACCTCGCCCGGTCAAACCTGCGGTGTTTGGAGTTGGTGGAGGTACAGTGAAGGAGCAAGCCCCCTAAGGAATACGTTTGTGATCGACGATGAGAACCATCGGATCAGTGTAAAGTCACTTAGAGCCGCGAAAGCTGACACGCGAAGGGCAATCGGAGCTTTTCGTCGGCCTCTTTTTGGGACTTAGACAGTTCTATTTCCGCCCGCAGCCAATCATCAGATTCTCCCCCGGCTGACAACCACGCGCTACTTTTAATTCATATGCCCGTTTTCGAACCTCTGCCTCGGTGGGCCTCAGTTTGATTTCCGCTTTTCTCGGTGTCGCTAACGCTCGTGTTGCCACAGAATTCTTCCTCAGGTTTAGTTATCCCAAAGTTTCTATCATAGGGGAAGAGCCTTTTCCCTGCGGCAGTGCTAGCTGGGACCGTCTTCGGTGCGCGCCCAAGTGTTTCAACCGCTAGCCTGGGCCTGGCCCCGCACGGGGACTCGGTCCCCTGACGGTAAGGTGAAGGAAAAAGTGGAGCCCTGACCAGGTTGCGACTCCACCCAAATCGAGCCGCCGTGCAGTTCGACAATGCGTTTGCAAATTGCGAGCCCTATTCCCGTACCGCTGTATTCGTCCCTTGCATGCAGCCGCTTGAACATTTCGAAGATCTTGTCGGCATGACGCATGTCAATGCCGATACCATTATCGCGAACGTGAAACACCCAATCGCCGTTACTCCTCTGCTCGGCGGACACGGTCACTTCAGGCCTCCGAGTTCCAGCGTATTTGATAGCATTGCTAACCAGGTTTTGAAGAACTTGAACCACTGCGCGACGATCTGCGGCCACAATCGGAAGGGTCGTCGGCTGTATCACGGCCCCGGTCTCCGTGATCCGAGCCTGCAGGTTCCAAAGAACCTCTCCGATAACCTCCTGAAAATTTACGAGTTCCGTTCTCGCCGCAGCGCTATGCGTGACTTGGGCGTATTCCAGCAGATCGCGGATCAGTTCGCTCATCCTGTTGACGCCCGCGACAATGAAGTCTGCGTATCCGAGGGCCTTCGGCTCGGAAACCTCGCGAGTTAGTAGTTGCGTGAAACTCGCTATCGTCCGCAGCGGCTCCTGAAGATCGTGACCGATGGCATAGGCCAAGGTCTCAAGGTCGGCATTGGATCGCTGCAAGGCGGCGTTGGAGCGAGATAATTCGGCGCGTCCTTCCTCGATCGCCTTTTCCGCTCGCCGTCGCTCACTAATATCTCGAAAAACCAGGACCACACCAAGTAATTTGCCATCAGCGTCCCGGATCGGAGCCGCGCTGTCGTCGATTGGGACTTCCCGTCCGTTTCGGCTGATCAGGACTGTGTGGTTGGCCAATCCGACCACGGCGTCGAGACGCAGCACCTTTTCGACCGGGCTTTCCACTGTGTCGCGTGTCCTTTCGTTGACAATGCGAAACACGCGTGACAAGGGCTGGCCGATACCGGAGTCGTTATCCCATCCAGTCAGACTCCGGGCACACTTGTTCATGAATCGAATTTCGCCTTTGTCGTCGGTCGAAATCACAGCGTCACCAATGCTCCTCAAAGTCAACTCGAGCGTATCCTTAGCGTGGGTAGCCTCACGTTCACGGAGGTCGAGTTCGCGGATCAGCCTCACACGCGCGGTCGTCGCCCGGCCGATGGTGATGAGCGCTACCAGCAGAAGCAGGAAGAGAACTAGCAATGACCCGATACTGAGCCAGCGAAGACTGGTGGCGCTTGTGTCCGCGATCTGTTGGGAAGCGAGCATTGGTGTACGAGCACTCTCATCGATGACCGAACACAACGAACGGATCTCGTCCATGGCAGCCTTTCCGCTTCCGCCGAGAACGATATTGAGGGCTGATGCAGGGTCCCCGTGTTTTCGGAAATCGATGGTAGTCTTCAGTTCCACCAGCTTCTTGTTCACAATCCTTTCCAAGCCAGGCATGACAACTTTATCCGCGGGCAGGTTGAGCTGCCGTTTGAGCTTGTCAAGATCACCATGAATGGCGCTCAGAGCGTCATCATAGGGTTCCAGGTATTCGACTTTTCCAGTCAGCAAATATCCACGCTGCCCGGTCTCGGCATCCTTGAGCGCAGAAAGCAACGATCCCGTAGTCGCCACTACCTGCTCGGCCTGAAAGGCGTCCTGACGAGCGGAGCGAAACAAAACCGCGTCGCGATATACAACTGCGATAGCGGCAACAAGCACTAAAAGCGCCAGCGGCAGCGAAATACGTTCAAACACTCCGTATGCTGTGATACGGGCGAACCTCGGAGGCGTCACAAGGATTTATATTTTACTCTCCTCCGCGAATTTCCGCTCGATAGTTGTTTCACTGTTTCACAAGGGCCCTCCTTTTTCACTTGAAGCCCGCCTTCCAGGTCTTGACTATAAATAAAGCTTTCGGGGTCATCGTTTCGGTCATCAGCCCTTCGAAAACAGCGGCGCACTGCAGTTGAAAGCTGTGTTCTCTCGTCGTTCAACCGACCATCAAGCAGTGAGCGCAGTGCCTGTACGGCTTCTGCAATATGTGACCGGACTTTGCAGATGTCGCAGTTCGACAGGTGCTTCTCGGCGGCCGTACGGTCGTGAATTCCCAAAGTCCCGCGGGAATATTTCCTTAATCCGCAGCTGGAGAGGTGGCCCCCATTCATTAACGGCTGCATTTGCTTTACGCTCCTTCCCATCAGCGTACCAAGCCTGGCTAAATACCACCGGAGAGCGCTACTAAGATCCTTGTACTTGACAACGCGAACACGGGCAGCGGTATGTTCGCGCAGTTCCTTTTTCCCCATATGTCCGACACCATCGGCCGCATCACCGTTCCCACGGTGATCAATTCCGGCCAGACATTTCCGCTCACCACGCAGTACCCGTTCGGCTTCTCCGTCGAGCGCCCGGTGATCGTCCACCGTTTCGGCAGCCTCGACGCGAAGCAGGAGCAGCGGTATTACGTCGGCATTGGTCCGCGCAAGTTCCAGTTCAAGCGGCCGAATTTGGGCTGGACAGAAGCCAACCAGCTCAAGGCATTCTGGGAATCCATGCAGGGGCCGTGGCAGGCGTTCACTTACAACGTCCCCAACCCGGATGGAACCACAACTGGCGTGCTGGTCACCTTCGAGCAGGCGCCGATTTCATTCGCCTATCTGACCAATGCCGTTCAGGCGGGATTGAACTTCGTCGCGGTCGTCGATCCGACCCAAGCGCCCACCTATACCGTCAATTCCACTTGCCTCCGGTTTCCCTCGAACGCGCTCTCCACGGCGCTCCTCTCCGAAGTGCAGCAGATCATCCCGCTCATCCACATCCGCGTGCGCGAATCCGCGGTTCCGGATATTTGGCTTTCCGATCGCAGATGCACATTGAGCGATGGCGCGGGCGGCGCGGTGCAGACGGCCATGGGCTGGGCCGCCAGTTCGCAACTTTATCTGCCGCGCCTCATCGGCATTGGCGAGTCCGGCTCCGACACGCTGATCGATCAGGACATCAAGGGCTCTTCCGACAACGTGCGCTTCACCTTCGGCAATGCCGACCGCGTGATGACGCAGCTCGCCAACGACACCGACCTCAAATACGCTCAGATCGATCTATCTCTCTTCCACGTCAATTCCGGCATCCTGCTGCAGCTCTGGAAGGGCGTCATTCAGAATTTCATCAGCGACGGCACCGCGAATTTTCCGGTCACCTGCTCCGATGGCTTCTTTCAGATCATGAACCAGTACCCGGAGCGGCAGGTCAGTCGTCAGTGCTGGAAAACCTACAACGATGGCGTCAATTGCCCGTGGGCCACCAAGGGTGCCAGCGCGGCCGCAGTCACGGCAGCCGGAGGCGACCCTACCTCTTGCGACTATTATTTGGAATCGCCCAACGGCTGCCAAGTGCACGGCATGTCGCCGTATTTCGGAGCACAGCAGGCCGACCCACAGGGCGTCATTATCAAAGACGACTCGACCGGCTTCATGGACTTCGGCCGCAACACGGTCACCGCCACATCGATCATCTCCGACACGGTCTGGGGCCTGGCGCTCGCCGAGATCTGGTGCAATAGCGGCGGCAATCCGCTGTATGCCTTCCTGGCCACGGCGTTGATGGTTGCTTACCGCGATGAGTCCACTTTCGCCGATTCGCTCGGCATCATCGGTGCCGGGCCGCTGGGTGGCTACACGGCTTCGGCGATCGTGACCAATGCCGACGGCTACAAGTACGTGGTCGCGCCTCAGGTCGATGGCTATAACTGGCAAGGTCTCCAGGTCAACGGCAATCTGAATATCACCAAGTACCAGCCCGGCATGGGCCTGCGCCAAGTCATGGGCACCGACCCCGCGAACGCCAATTCCGACTCTTTCTCGCTGGGCCAGGGAACGCCGCAGGTCTGGGAACCGAACAACTGTGCCGCGGGCGTCGCGTTCTGCGAGATCCGCATCGTCAAGTCGAGCACCATTCAGCCCAGCACGCCGGATCAACACCAAATGACGGTGCCGATCGATTACGGCATGTGGGGCTGGACGTGGGACCAGAATGGCAATCGCAGCGCGGTGAAAGGACTCATCAATCCGTTCTGGATCGCGGTCAATATGCTGTTGCGCGCGCTCGGGCTGTACGGAGATCCATCCACGGGCTCGAACCCCGCGGGCGGTTCCGGACCGGCATCTGCCGACCAGCTTGCCACCTTCGTGCTGCCCTCCCTGATCTTTGGCGATGGCTCTGGCACCGCAGAGATCGCGGCCGCCCAGGTGCAGCCCATCCTGGGCGGGACCACCATCACCTGGTACAACATCACGTCGAGCGGCGAGGCGCTCGGCAGCGACGTCCAGGTTTTTCAGAACCCGGATGGCAGCTACCAACTCCAGTGGACCGACGCTAACGGGAATCTCAACATCCTGGATATCAATAGCGCTCTGAGCGCCGGTTATGTGACACAGACGACCACCACCGCAGTGGAGACGCAGTTTCAATTTCAGGGCGTTGTCTCGTCGCAGAAGCCTTTTCGCGACTGGTTGACCGAGGTGCTGAACTGCTGCCTGGGCTATTACACCTGGGAGTTCGGAAAGCTGAAGCTCGGCTGCCGCAGCAACGCCAGCGCGGTGGATGCCTATACGCTCGGCAACATTCTGTTCCAGAGTTTGAGACTCACGCCGATTCAGGCGGCCTTCGAGCATCTGGTGCTTTCCTTCGCGGATGTGGCGTACCAGTATCAGGCCAACACCGCGGAGTACTGCGACAAGAGCCATGCGACATACTACGGGCGCCCGGGATCGCCTCTCACCAGCCAGATGCATTCGGTGGGCTGCTCGACGTTGAGTCAGGCTCTGCGAATCGCAGCCACGCGCACGCGCGAGGAATTGGGCGGGGTGACGCAGACGGAATGGCGCGACGCGCGCACGGCATCATGGCAAACCACGTTACTGGGATTGGGGAATGAGCCGGGCCAGGTAGTATCGATGACGCACCCGGAGATTCCCGGGCTCCACGGCGCCTGCAGCGTGAACGGCACAACTGTGACCTGGGTCAGCGGAGACAGTTGGAACGATTCGGTGTACACCGATCCCGATAGCGGTGACAACGTTTCTGCGCTCGAGAACAAAGACGCGCTCATCAATGGGGTGCAGGTCACCATCACGGCGGTGAATTTCAGCGAGGATGGCAGCAGCATCGCCAGCCTGACGGTGTCGTCCGCGCCCGGCGATGGCACTGGACTCTCGTTCCAGGTCATCACCATGTCCCTCCGTATTCAACGTTGGACGCTGAAGAAAGATTGGTCAGTGCAGATTGATGCGCAAACGGTCACTCCATCCATGTACGACCTGGATGTCGGACCGAAGCCCATGGACGTGGTGCCCGCGCCAATGCCGCCGATGTTTTACCCGATTCCGCTGGGCCCAGCGTGGGCGCCCTACCAGGTCCAAGCTCCTTCCTGGGACGCGCTGTTCCCCAACGAATGGACCTTCGACTCCAACCAGCAATACACCACCCTCGCCGACGGGTCGGTCCAGACTGACTTGGTCATTACCGGAAAGCTCCCGGTCACCGCGTTCTCGCCCACCGGCGCAGGATCGCCTGTAATCGGCAACATCACGCAGAGCACCACGGGAGGGTCCGTGCCGGCCAATTCCACGCTGCGCGTGGCGCTCTGTGCCATCGACAGCAACGGATTTCCGTCGGCCCCAAGCGTCATCGCGATCATCGGCACGTCCGGATCAGGCACCGATACCTTCACGTTGAACAACATCATCTGGCCTGCGGTCGCCGGCCTCGCCTCCTATGTGCTCTTCGCTTCTACCCAAGACGATCTGATCTGCGCCCAGGCTTCGGGATCGCTGGCGGCTGCAGCCGGCGGGACCAATTACATGCCCACGTCGATCACCTTCGGGGGACCGCTTCAACGTTCCACCTGGGCGCTGCCCTCACCCTATGTGTCGAGCGTGCGAATCAAGGCCAAGGCCTATGGCAATTACGGCATCCTGGGCGTCTCGGTCGATTCCGTGACCGCGCCCAACACCGTCGTATGCTCTGGGCTCATCGATAACAGCGGCACGCCACCAAGCCTGATGGGAAGGATTCTCTCGGTGATTGGACGCCAGGGTTCGAGCACACCGCGATTGAGCATGACGATAACGGCCTACGACCCATCGACCGGCACCCTCACCGTCTCCCCTCAGGCAGTCGTCAGCGGCCAGCCTCAGCAGTCCATTCAGGCCAGCGACGTCGTGGTCGTGCGCATGAAGGCTGACGCGCCGAATACATCGAATCCGACGCAAATTACTGACGCTGGGTGGATCAATTCCCAAAACAACTGGCTGGGCCTGACGCCAGGAGTTTGGGTGGGGCAGATTCTGAGAGTGATTCAGGGAACCGGCAGAGGACAGCTTCGTAAGCTTACCGGAAACACGGCCACCGGCTTCAGTTGGGACATTCCTCTATTGCTCGATGAAACTTCTGTTTGGATCATTGAGGAGCCTAACTGGCTCTATGTTTCGGATTGCTCAGCCGTCGCCAATGCGGACTATCAGCACCAGGCTACGCTCACCATTCCGGCCGCCAACTTCGCCAACAAACCGATCCTGATCGCGGGATTCACCGTAGACATCAATGGGAACGAATCGCCGGATGGAGATAACCCCATTCGAGAGGATTGGGTCTATGGCCAGCCGGGTACGCCGCAACCCATTCCGTCGCGCACGGTCACCGCGGACACCACTGTAACTCCCGCGGACGGCAACATCTGGGTCGATGCCACGGCGGGGCCAATCACCGTAACCATGTGCTCGATCGCGCAACTGCAATACAACTTGACCATTGGTAAGACAGACAGCACCAACAACACCGTCAACGTCGTGTGCCTTGCGGGCGACGGTATCCAGGGCCAGAGCACCCAGGTCCTCGACCTGACGCGGCTTTCGATCACGATCTCCAATTCCTAACGAACATTCGTGGCCCAGGCAAAAATCATCGCCGAGTATCCGTCGCGCGCCGGCATTACGAGTCTTAAGGCGCAGAACGGCGCGCAGCAGCTAGTTGGCGACGTAGTCCTTATACCCGGCACCGGCATTTCGTTATCCGAGGACAGCCAGGCCAACACAATCACGATTGACGGCACCCCGGCCGGCGTGCAGTCGCTGCAGTGCATGACTGGAAGCCTGTACCTGAAAGGTAACGGCATCCTGATTTCGACCGATCCAAGCGGCAATCTCACCCTCACGCTTGACGGCACGAAGCTAGTGCAGTCGCTGAATGGTCTTGCGGGCACGGTGGAACTTGTAGCGGGCCCGAACGTCGCAATCGAGCCCCTTGCCAACGGACAACTGCAGATTTCAGCGACCGCTGGTTCAGGAGGCAATGGCGGCACGGCCGGGACCGGAGGCGCGGGCATTGCGGATCGGGCGACGTTTTTCGCTGGTTTCGGTTCGCCGCTCCTGGCTGGTTCCGATTGCGGCACTCGGCACATTGCCATCATGTCATCGCAGCCCGGTGCGCTCTACGCGATGCTGACTCGACCGGCGATTCTCAATCCAGTCGTTTTCGACGTTCAGTCTTCTCTCGATGGAGGCTCGACCTGGAACTCGATTCTTTCATCGCCAGTGACGATCCCGGCCGGCTATACAGGTTTGGTAACCGCTCCAGGTTTTGGCGTCGGTTCGGCGCTAGCTGCGGGTGACCTGCTGCGGCTGTTCATCATTTCGTCGGACATTGGCGCGAGCGGGTTAATCGCTGCCGTGCGTCTTGACGGCGCGACGGCGCCAGGATGGGATCGGGCGACGTTCGCCCTTGGCCTCAGTAGCAACATTCAGATCGGCGTGGATGTGGGCGCGTACTATATCGCGACGCAGAAAACGCAGCCGTCGACGCTCTATTGCTACGTGAAAAGCCCGCCATCCGGTGGCAGCACGGTGATCGACATCCAGGTGCAGCACGGGGGTGGACCGTGGACTTCGATCTTTAGTGTTCCGCTGACCGTGCCTGCTGGCACGACATCGGTCATTACGACCAGCACATTCAACCCTGCTGTGACGATTTACCCGGGCGACTTACTACGGCCGATGTGCCTTTCCGGTCCGGCGTCGCCAGGCGCAGGTTACATTCTCACCCTTGAATTAGAGGTTACAGCTTAATGGGCGTCATCTATAGCGGTCAAACGATCATGAACACCACCATCGACGGCAGTTCGATGAGTTCGCTTCAACTGGGCTTGAAAAATGCGCTCGCTAACGTTGGCTGGACGGTCACGCAGGATGGAACAACCACCAATGTGTGGGCGCTGAAATCGGCGACTACGCCTCAGGGCTACGCCGGCACGATCTGGATTCAGCAGAATAGCCAGGGCCCTTCGGTAACGCTGAACGCGGCGAGCATCAACGCGACATCCTACAATAGCCCGCTGCTAACCATGGCCGGCATGGCGTTGCAGGTCGGAGCCGGCTTTGTCTATCAGTGCATCGCGAATCCCTATTACTTCTATCTGTTCCGTCAGGCCCTCCCATGTCCATCGCTTCAGAGCTTCATGATGTCAGTTCCATACGTCCCACCGTTTCTCACCGGCCTGATTACCGAGACAGTGATAGCAGCGCAGCCGACCGGCACCGGGCCGTCAATCAGCATTCCATCGTTAGGCCTGTTTGGCGGAATGAACGGATATTACTCCCAGCTCAATGGACAAGGGCGTACCGGCAGCGGGCAATGGGGCATCAATGGCATCAGCAGCTACAGCAAGCCGGTCTGGTTTGATGGCAGTTGCGACTACTACGAGCCACGCATTCAGTCGTTCTCGACGAGCAGTACCGGAACTCAGGCCGGGACCTTCCTCGCCATCGGCTACCTCTGGGATGCGCTCGTCATCAATCTGCCGATACCTCGCAATACGGTCATTCCCTACGACGGCGGATCCTGGCTCGTGATCACTGAAGCTCTGGACCCGGGCTTGATGCTCAAGATCGCCTGAATCTTATGCCACGCAGCTATGCCCTCGAACTCGAAACGTTCCAGTCGATTCTGATCGGAACGACCGTCAACCTCGGGTTGTTGACGAGCCCTCCTGGCGGGACCAACCCAGGTACGGAGGTCTCGGGCCCGGGCTATGCGCGAGCGGCGATGACGCTTAGCCAGGCTGGCGTTTTGTGCGCCATCAATAAGTATCCAGTTGTATTTTCACCCACGGGCTCATGGCCAACGGCCCAGTATTTCGGCGTCTACGACATGACCGGCGTACTCCAGTATTGGGGTGTGCTCGCCGCACCAGTATCGACGAACGGTGGCACGGTCACTATCGCAGCAGGTACGATTTTCATCGACTGGATTGGACAGTCGAACGTTTACCACCCGCAATGGGGCAACCTCGTTTCAGCCTTGCCGTTGACTGCGGGCAACATCACGGCGAAACAAATCGGAGCGGTGACGTCGCTCCCGTCCTCCCAGATCCTGATCACCGTCGGCAGTACGACTTACTCGTTGTGGCCCGTCGACCAACTGCGGGTGATCTATAGCAACGCAGTTCCAAACAACCCGATCGGTTCCATCCTTCGCTGGCCCATGAACGACAACACCATGGGCTCTCCCGCCGGATTCAACGTTTCGATTCCGGCCGGAATGGCGTACTAACTCTCAAAGGAGTAACTCATGGCTAAATCAACGTATCTCGATAATGCACTCTTGAACGCCGTGTTAGTGAACACGGCTTATGCGTCACCAGCAACTGTCTACGTTGCACTCTACACCGCAACGCCGGGGCCAGGCGGCGGTGGCACGGAGGTATCCGGCGGAAGCTATGCGCGCACACCGTGCACGTTCAGCGCGGCCTCTGGCGGCTCGCTGACGAACAGCGCTAACTGCACGTTTCCCCAAGCCACCGCATCATGGGGAACAATTGCCTATTTCGGCATCTTCGACAATGCCACCGCCGGTAACCTGCTCTACTACGGCTCGCTGACCGCCTCGAAGACGATCAACCCGGGCGATCAGTTGCAGTTTGCTGCAGGCGGCATCACCGTCACTGAATCGTGAACGGGGCCGGAGAACTATGATCACCCTTGCGGGCACCGACACCCTCTACGGCCTCGCCGGAGCGGCGAGCACGGTCACGTACTCGATCTTCGGCATGCAGCTCAGCGTTGGCTCTCCATCGTGGAGCAAGCTCGCGCAGGGGCAACTCGGGACATCGGCGGCGGTTATTTATACGTCGCCATCCGGCACCCCATCTTTCCTCAGCGCCATCGTTCTCTACAACACTGGCAGCTCGGCGACCAACGTGCAAATGTTCGCTGGCGGTAGCGCCGCGTCGAACCAGCTCTTCAACGTCAATATTCAGGCTTACGGGCAGGTCTTTATCGATCAGGGCGGCATGCAGTGCAACGATGGCAATGGCAATGCGCTCATTACCGAACCGACTTTTATGTCGTCAAACATACCGCTGGCGACAGTCCAGAACATGGCATCTTCAATTGGTTCTGACACGGGAGCAGCGCGGCGCGATCACACACACGCTTCACTCGGCGGCGTCGCGTCGAACAATGCAATTCAATTAATCAGCTTTGGCCCTTATGGCGCGTGTGTTGGCGCGATTCCACCGAACACTCTTCAGGCGGGAAGCGTGTGGCGCTTGCATGTGTTCTGTCAGCTTTACAGCGCGGGCTCGGCGGGGAGCGCACAGGCCTGGGTCCTCGTTGGACCTTGCGGGCCTGCGTATTCGGAGTATGGAAACCCAACTTACAACGGCTCGCCCCTTAATCCAGGCGACGCCTATACCCAGAGTGGCTACGGTATTCCCGCTACCGGAGGCTTATATCCGTTCGATGTCCATTATGTCGTGACCTTCTATTCGGCGACAGGGGGCCACCTCCAGCCAGTACTCAGCTTCCATCAGCGCGACGGCCTCGGCACGATTGTCACCACGCCTGTCTTCAGCGGGACGGTCACGACCGGCTATCTTGCCGGAAAGGTGGACCCGACGATCACAAACTATCTCTACTTAATGGGGATGCAGTATTACAACGCAGGGTACGGATTCGGCGCACAGCAGGCCGTATTCGAGCAGATCAAGTAAGAGAGGAAATAATGTACACACTTGCAGCAGCCGATGCGCTCTACGGCTTGGCCGGAACCGCGAGCGCCATCACGTACTCCGTCTTTGGGATGACGCTTTCAAGCGCGACGGGCAATGAGAGCTACATGAAGCTGGCGCAGGGCCAATTGTCTGCCAGTGCAGTCGCGCTCTACACGACGCCCGGGTTGACCACCGCGTTTCTCAAGAACATCGTCCTGTGCAACACGACGTCGAGCATCGTAAACGGAATTGTCCTGTACGCGAGCGGTTCAGCGTCATCGAATCAGCTCACGAATATCTCTATCCCGGCCAATGGGCAGGCGATCATCGACGATTATGGCGTAAAGGTCTATGACTCGAACGGGAGCTTGCAGACTGGCGCGGCTGGACTCTTCGACACCACCCTGCCGACCAGCACAACTCCGGGCGTTTTGAGCACGACCGGTACTGCGGCGACAGCAGCACGCCGCGACCACACGCACGCCTCTCCGGGCGGCATCGCCTCGCTAACTGCCGCAACCAGCGCCATCTCGAATACCGAGACGAATGTAATCTCGGTTGCGATCCCGGCGAACCTAATGCAACTCGGAACGACCTATCGCATCCTGCTGGCAGGTCAATCAACACAGACCTCGGCCGCTGCCGCGAACCTTCGCGTCCGCATCGGCACCGCCAACAACAGCTCGGACAATATCGCGGTCGTTATCACTCCGACCTCTGGCACCACCGGCACTGGCGTCTCGTTCTATTGCGAGTTCCTTGTTACGGTATATGCCACCGGGACGAGCGGCAGTGCTGCGGGCGGTGGCTGGCTCGCTGTTAATAGCGCCACCGGCACGATTTCGAACTCGCTCTATAACGTCGTGTGCAACACTACGCCGGTGACCGTCAACACGACTGTGCAGAATTACATCCACGTGTCATTTCAGAGCGGCGCGTCAGCCAACACCGCAACCTTCTATCTCGGGGTCGTTGAAATCGTAAAGATGTAAATGCTCTCCAAAAACTACATCTGGTTCGACACCGTCGATTGGTATCCGAACGGCGGCTACGCGTGGACGGAATGGTCAGGGACATTCGCGTCAAACTGTGGCGTTCCCAGCCCGTTGGTGTATGACACGGCAAATGCCTCCGGCTCGTCGTCGGCGGGCGCGTCCGCCACGCGGATTCCTTTCACGCCCGCGCCGTGGCATCCACTGTCAGCCAACTACCAGTGGTTCGACGCGAGCGAATACTACCCTAGCGGAGGCCCGGCCTGGACAACCTGGACCGGTATATTCGCTAGCAACACCGTAGCCCTGATTGGTCTCAACGCTACTGCGTCTGCGACAGCATCATCGTCGGCGACCGCAACCGCAGAAGGGACGGCTCCCGAGTACCTCACTGGCAGCTTAACTGGCACATCCTCGGCGAGGGCAGCCGGAACAGTCGTCAGTTATCTTAGCGGTAGCTCAACTGGCTCCTCCACAGCAACTGCCGCTGGAATACTCTACCGCTATCTCGCCGGCGTCTTAACTGACACGTCCACGGCGACCGCGGCCGGAATTCGCATCGCCATTGCGAGCGGGGCTTCGACCGGAGCCTCCGCGGGTAACGCGACCGGAATTCGCGCCGCTCATGCGGCCGGCTCATTGACCGGCACATCTACCGCAAACGCCCACTCGGTTAACGCAGAGCGGGCGACCGGCGAGTTGACTGGCGCGAATATCGCGCAAGCGGTCCCGATCACCCGCGTCACCGGCGCTCTCAGTGAAACAAGCACGGCTTTCGCAGTTGGCTGCGGGTTGTACAAGGGCCACGCTGCGACCACCGGCACATCGGCTGCAACGGCGACCCTGACCGGGCTTCAGACAGGGATTGCGGACTCACACAACAACGGCACCGCGATCGCCACCGGCGAAGCCATTTACAGTACCGCTGGCGCTCTTGCTGGTAACAGCACCGCGACTTCGACTAGCGTTGAAACAAGCGGCCAACTGTACTATGGCAATGGCCTCGCGGCGGGCGTCAACGCCGCCTCGTCGACCGCGCGACGATTCGTATGGAATAAAGGAACCATCTGCGGCGCGAATGCCCTGACGGGAATTGCGTGGGCGTTCTGGATCATTTCTGCGGAGGCCGACAGTGCCTGCACGGTGGTGGGCAATGCCGGGGCAAAGTACCTCGCGTTCGGCTACACGACCGGTAATTCGAACGCCGTCACGGTTGCGCCAAGTTCTCACCAAGCGGGCACCGGGCGGGCCGGAAACAACGCGACCGCCGCCGCAACAGCGCTGAAGATCGAGACGGGGACCGGCGCACTCACCGGCACCAGTGCTGTCGTTGCCATCGCCAATGCGATCGTCGTCCTGGCGACCGCCGTCTGCGCGGACACCTCCAGCGCGTTAACTGGCACAGTGACCGCCTTCGTGCCGGGCGGCGCAATCGAGGCCGATGGCGTAAGCACCGCGACCGCCAACATGCAGTGCATGTTCACGGCCTCTGGACGGTTGGTTCAGGACGCAAACGCATGGGCCTTTCCAAACGCCCGAGAATCGGTTGGCGCCACCGCCCAAAGCTACAGTTCTGTGACCGCCAAGCCCGCGGCCGTCATTACGCCCGCCACAAGTGCCGCTGAGGGATCTTCGAGTGCAGTTTATGCAACGCCTCCGGTACTCGCGACCGGCGTGGCAAACGGTGGAAGCGACTGTTTTGGTTACCTCAGCTCTACGGCTAGTGCCGGCGGCAAAGTGTGGTGCAGATCGGTATTAGTCGGTACGGCCGAGGTCTGGTGTGCGATATCCGGTGGCGCCGTAGGAAATTCTAACCTGTGCGGCCGCGGCGCGATGAAGGTTGTGTCTGGTTGCGCGGTCTGCTCCGGCTATGGGGTAGCGCGCGCCGCTTAACCGACCCGGCCGTAGCCGGATCTAGAAACCCAAAGAGGAGAAGTGAAATGTTTGACCAATTAAATGGGCGCCGACGTGTGCCTGAGGGGAGAGGCTTGGAATTTCCGTTGAGTGCCATGGTCCGATTATGGAGTGGGGTCTTGTGGCGCTTCGCACTCGCCGGAGTGCTGGTTGCCCTCACCTGGCAGGTGTACAACCTGCGAAACCTGCCCGGATGGACCGAGCGACAGATTCAGCGCGAGGGTGATGCGACGCGGGCAACGGCATCAGTAGCCATCGCTGACACGCGAAAACAGCTGCTTGCGGAGGTCGGCAGGCTACGCGGCGACGCGATGGCGCGCATTGATTCCATCGCAGCGAAGGCTGACGAGCGTACGGGCGAAGTATTGGAAATCGCGCGGCAGACCGAGACTGATGCGCGTGACCAAGTCGCCGGCGCACGTGGAGACCTCAACCGGCAACTAATAGCTGCCAATAGCACGCTTTCCACAACCGCGAACGGCGTCAATGCGCTGTCGGCGCGTTATGTGAAAATTCCGGATCAATTGGCCAATGTGCTCCGGCCATCTTTCAACTCGCTGGAGCCAGAACTCACATGCAGGCACCTTGACGGCTCTGGTTACGGGGGCTGCTGGCACAGCCGCGTGACCGGCCTACTCGGCGAAGCAGCCAACGTCGGCGGTGTGTTCACAACGTCCTTTCCAGAGTTCTCCAACAGCGTGAACGGCATCGCCGCTGACGTCCACAAATTCACCAGCAAAGCCACCGCACCGCGCGGCTTCTGGGGCACGACCAAAGACATCATCGTGACTGGCAGCGGCATCACCCGCGCAGCCAGCGCGGCTGGCTTGTTCTAACACGTTTTTGCACTAACCCGCCGCCGGGTCGGTCATCCCGGCAATCCAAAACAAAAAGGAAAACAAATGAACTGGCTTAAGGAAGTGTTTTCGAAAATTGAAGCGTTCTTCGCGAGTGCGAAGGGCAAACAGACCATCGCGACCATCAACACGCTGGTCGAGACCGCCATTCCGATCGTGGAAGAGATTTCTTCGATCACCGGCAATGCTGGCTCTGCAGCGACTGCCGAGGCGGTGGAAGCGGCTTACACCAAGTACGGCGTGCCGCTGACCGAGGTGCTCACCACCGGGAATGCCACGCAAATCGGCAACGCACTGCTGAACCTGGCGACCACCGTCCTGCAGAAGAATCTGTCGCCGAACGAGGCGGGTGTGGCCACCAACATTCTCAACACGGCCGTGTCGCTGGCCGTGACCGCCACGAAAGCGGGGCTGTAGTTCGTGCCCCAGAATGCACGTGATCTGGGGAGCACGATAGCTGGGGGAGGAGCCGGAATGTGGCTCCTCTCCACCGTAAAGTGGGATGCCGTTCCCTACGGTGAGTGCGTGAAACTCGCGGTCGCGATCGCGCTGGCAATCCTCGGCTATCGGATGTACAGAAAGGGAGGCAATGATGCTTGAAGAACTGAAGGCGCGTTTGAGCGAACACGAGGGCGTCGTACCGCACTTATACCTGGACACGCTGGGCCTCGTGACGTGTGGGGTTGGCCATATGATTCCCAATGCCAATGCGATGGCCGGGATATCAATGGTCCAACCCGGTGGCGCAGTTGCGTCGCTTGCTGACAAGGTGACAGAGTGGTACCGGGTAAAGCACCTGGAACCGGCCCGGTTGCCGGCATACTATGCGGCGAACACCATGCTTCGCATGACTCCGGAAGCGATCGCAGCCTTGCAGGATGAGGACGTGGCAGGATTCCAGCAGGCGTTGCGCTCCTTGTTACAGGGATTCGATCAGTTTCCCGAACCCGCGCAAGAAGCACTCCTCGACATGGCTTTCCAGCTTGGCGCGAAGGGATTAATCGACGAATTCCCGCATCTAGTTGCATCGGTCAAAACCCACGACTGGAAAACCTGCGCGATGCAATGCCATCGTGCCGGTATTCAGGAGTGGCGCAACGTCGCGACGGCAGATCTGTTTCGTCGCGCAGCCGATTCTGCAGAGGTGTAG